GTAAAGTTAGAAGAATTTTGTTCAAGTGTATCGTGTCTTAAACTTGTTATCAATGGATTAATTATTGTGTAACTAGTAAACGTGCTTTCGCCACTATTACCGTGTAATTGATTAATTGTAATACTATTGAAAAAAGGAGCAGTCGGTCTTGTTTTATCTAAGCCGTATCTATAATTATTTCTTATATCGCTGCCGTATATATTATCAGGATTATTAATGTATTGCAAAGGCACAGTAGTATCAGGCTGTCCTATTGCATTTTTTCTTGCATAGTTTGGATCTTGATAGTAATATCTGAAGTAACATTCCCATAACAATGTTGTTAAGCCTGCGTTGTCATCGTGGAATATCATAGTAATAGGATCGTATCTCAATCCTGTTTGTATAACTTTTTTCCTATTGTACTGATTTTTTGTATCTGTATTTAAAGTATAACTAGGTAAATCTGTTGTTTGCACAAGTAGATTAAATTCTTTTTTGTTTAACAATTGTCCTGCTGCATTTCCTAAACTTGCTAATGCAGTTTGATTAATATCAAATACAACGTGGTAGAGGAATTTAAAGTTTGGTGCTAAACGTAAATTATTGCGTACATACAATGCACTGGCGTGTGCATAATCGCCCATATTACCTTTAGGGTTTCCTAAGGCACTTGTAAAATTATCAAAGAATCCGTTAAACTTACTCATAACGTATTTATCACTTTATTAATACACGTATATAATAAAAAAAGGAGCCATAAAGACTCCTTTTCGTGCAATCTCTTTTTTAATTATTAGCTGCCGCCACCTGTTGAAAGGCTGCTGACATTTCTTGCTACTGTTGATCCAACGCCTGTTCCAACTGGTGTTTGGATTGCGTTGTCGTACATAATTGTAAGTGCAACAGTTACTGGATCGCTGCTTGCGTAAGCAACTGAACCATAATCTACTGATGTTAGATATGCGCCATAAATTTCCCAAGTTTCTAATACGTTTGGAGCATTTACACCGTTACCACCATCTAGTATTTCTAAACGCTGTGTAAATTTGTAATCAATACCTGATGCAGCACTTGCTTGTTCGAAGAAATCGAATTGCTTCTGTAGTTGTTCACCAACTAGTTTAGAAACATTACCATTTACATCGTCACGTAAGTTAACTGTAACTTCATTCCAACTATGCTTACCAGCAATATTTACTTTACTGTTGTAAACGTGTAGTTCTTGATTTTCGAAACTAATAGTTGGACGACTTGCATCAATAACTTGTTTTGTTAGTTCTTGTGTTTCGTTTGACACACCAAAATTTTCTAGTGTAATTCTAAAACGATATTGTAGCTTTGGCATAAGCAAACCTTGATTGGTTGCGCTTGTATCATTTGCCAAAGGCACTGTAATATTTGTGAGTGTTGAGATTGCCATATATAAACTCCTATCTACAAGTATTTATCATTGTAGGATGTTAAATCAATAACACCCTACTTAATGATTATAAGCCTGCTATTTCTCCTGTGTTTTTCAAACGTAGTGGAATGTAGATAAATTCAACTGCTTTTACTGGTTCTACAGCAATATCTACATATAGCTCATTTCTATCAATTCTAGCAGGTGTGTTGTTTGTTTCATCACATACTACTAAGAAGTCATAAAGTGCTCTAAGTCCAACTAGTTCAATCATTAAACTTTCAACTTGCTGTTTGATTTCATCACGTGTGATTTTATCATTTGGTTCAAACAAGTATGGTTTTGCAAGTTGATTAAGCTGACTACGTAAGTAAACAGTAAGTCTTGCAACGTTTACTCTATCCAAAGCACTTGCAGCTCTTGCACGAGTTTTCTGTCCAAATACAACTAGCCCTGCTCCTGTTAGGAATGTAATTGGGTTTACATTGTTTTGATACAGTGTATCTCTTTGACCTTCGTTCAATGCAACACTTACAAACTCGCCTTCGCCGTTTATAAAACCTGTTGCTGTTGCATTGTTTACGCCACCACGTCTAGTACCTGCTGGTGCAAACCAAGGAAATGCAACTTGATCGTTTAGAGCCATTGTACGTAGTACCATATGACTTGGAGGAACAACTACATTGTTGCCTGCATTGTCACTTGTGAAACCGCTTGGATAGTAAACACCTAAGTATTCATCACGTGTTACTAGTCCATCATCGTTATCTTCTGGTGCTAGTGCTTGGTTAGTTGCCCAGTTGTTCAATGATGTTGCATCTGGTGTCAAACGCATTGGTGAGTCACCTACTACAAATGCTGTTAGTCCTCTATCTGCATTCAAGCTAATCATTTCACCAATTAGTTCTGGATAACCTGGTGTTGCAATCAAGTTGTAAATGCGTGACTCATCATCTCTGATATCGTCATTGCTATTAATCATTGATTGTAATGCTTGTACAACAACTTTACGCTGTGCAATTCTACCAAATGCACCTGAGCCATCTGCATTGTTAGCTGATTCTGTTACCCAACGATGTGGATAGTAATCTGCCATACTTGCTTCACCCATACGTACATTTACACCGCCTAGATCTACGTAATTACGTACAAATTTCTTAACATTGAATCCGCTCTTACGTGTATTCCATAGCAACATACCTTTTGGATATAGTGCTGGATCTGGGCAATCTGTATCTACAAAGTTACTTGCAATAAGATCTGCAATGTCACCTTCTGGATGTGAAGCAGCAGTACCTCCGTTTGTACTCCAACGTGCATCTGCAAATAGTACACCGTTTTCAGTTGTTTGATCTGTGTTATCTAACAACACCCACTTGTTACCTGTCAATGCAGCATTGTACACATAAATTTTTGGAAAGTTTTCTAAATCAGCTGTGCTAATCCAAATATCACCAGTTACTAGGTTGTTACCATCTGGACGACTTGAATTATCTGGTTCTGATGCACTTACAATCGGTCCTGCTGCACTTGGTGCTAGTGATGGAGTTGCATTGTAAACTGGTGAATCAGCATTTAGATAACCAGCCCACTTAGTACCATCGTGAATCATAATATCAATTTCGTCAATTACACTACTGTACCATAATGCTCCGTCTGCTGCTAATGCAGTAGGTGCATTTGCACTTGCTGTGTACATCAAGCCTTTCCATAATGATGCAGTTAGTTTTTCTGGGTTGCTGCCGTCTTCTCCTGGCTGCCAATATAAGTTAGCAGTTGTGCCTGGTACAAAACCTGCTGCTGTCAATGCATTGTCTGTGTCAACTAAGTTTACTTCTCCACCTAGTCTGTGTGAAATAGTAACTCTGTTTTGACTATCTACAGTTGCTGAAACGTTTACTAATCCTAAGTTGTTAACTGCTTCTGCCATTAAATCAGCGTCTGTTACTGCACCTGTTGCTGTAAATGATGCTGTTACAGGTGTTGTCATTGTTGCGTTGCCTTTTAATGACTCGCTTACTGTAAATGTTAATGGACCTGAGCTGAATGTAGTTGCTGTAACTTTGTTAGAAATTACACTTGTTGCACCTGCACTAGCTCTGTAATATACATAGTAAGATGCTAGTTCTGGTGTATCGTTTGCAGCGTTATACTTGATATAAACTGCGTTAGTTGCTAAGTTAGCACCACCGCCTGCATTATCTAGTTTTTGAATTGCTGTTGCATTGTCTGTGTAAATTGGTGAAGATGATAGGTCCCAAGTTTCGGTTGAGCCGTTCCATCTACGTATTTTCCAGCTTGCACCTAGATTTGGTTCTGTAGTCTTAATCCACAAGCTACCTGATGGTCTTGGACTTGTATCGCCTGACTTGTATTCTGGAACACTTGTATGTGGTGCAATTTGTAATGCAGTGTTGTGATATGTACCTGCTGTAATACCTACATCAGCTAAAGGTGTGCCTGTGCCGTCTGCAAGTACAACAGTATCTTGACCTGAACCATCGTTATAAATTTCTAGTTTATTATCAATAACACTAGCACTTACACCTGCAACATTTGCACCAGTTATGTCTGACGCCATTGTTGATAGTGATGTGCCTGATGTAGTAACAGTGGTACCATTTACTGTGAATGTTTCACCTGTGCCAGTTGTTCCACCGGCTGTACTTGTTACTGATGGCCAACTCTTCTTCCAAAGAGCGCTACCTACTTCTACCCACGCTCCGCTTTTGTTTTTGTAATATGTTTTTAATGTTGTGGTTGTAGCTCTCACAGCATAATCACCAACTACACCAACTGACCCTTTTGGTGCACCTGTTGCTGATCCGCCTACAAGTTGTGTTTTGTCTGTAATTACAATAGGTGTTTTATTTGCAAAAGTTTGTCCACCTGTTGTTGTTACTGCTGCTGAGTTCCATTCTTGGATACCAAACAATGATGTTTGTGTATCAAACCACCAAGTACCGTCTACTGGATTTGCAGTAGTTGGTGTTGCACTTGCTGATATGTTTGCTAAGTCTACACCAGCTCTAACAATATAAGCTCTGTTGCTTACACCTAGATATGAATATGCAGCTTGTAAGCCGTATTCATTTTGCTCTCCACCGTGTATTGGATTATTGTTTGAATCTGTGTAGAAAGCTGGATCTCCAAATGTTTCTACTAAATCTCTTTGAGATGTCATCAAAAATACTTTTCCAGCGTTGGCTGCTGTTGTGCCTGGAGCAATACCGGTTCCTGCTCCATTTAGTTTGTCTTGAGCAGTTGCTACAAAGATGATAGGTGTTGTACCTGGTTCAGCTGGAGTGTAGAAACTCTCGTCTATTACGCTAACCTGTACACCTGGTGATGTTAAAGCCATTTTAATTCTCCTATGGGTCAATTCTTTATTACTATTATTTAGCTGATTTGGTGAAATTTGATGGTTTTAAACAAGTAATACACGCATTTTTCTATTGACTTTTTTGTAAAATTACTCTATTATAAAATAAAAAGGAATGCATATGGCTATTAACTATAAATTTGACGAAAACAAATATATTGAAGAATTTTCGAAGTACATTGATAAAACGTATGACGGACATTATTCTACAAATAAGTTTCAGTCAACTGAGGTTATAATTGATAGAGGACACGGCACAGGATTTTGTATGGGCAATGTTGACAAGTATGCAAATAGGTATGGCAAAAAAGGCACACAAGATGATGCTAGAAAAGACTTAATGAAAATTTTACATTATGCTTTGATTCAATTGTACGTACACGACAACGAACTTTAATTTATAAAGTTACAAAACTTATCTGCCCAAAATTTATGTGCTGCTTCAAGTGGATGAGATTGTGGACCACATTTATATCCATTTTTTATTGACCAATCATTAAAGCCTAAATTATCTTCTGTGTGTATTATTTTATGTAGATTCAAACGTTTTACCATACTATCTATAAAAATATTAGATTCTCTTTCGTAATTTACATACCTGTTGAAATCGTCAAAAGCACTTGTAAAGTAAAATTTTACACCTTGTAAATTTAAATAACTTATCAAGTATTCTATTTGTTGTAAAGGATAATATATTATGTTTGTATTATCAGCACGTTTCCTATAAAAATCTAGCACTGTTCTTTTGAGATGTTCGTCATTTATTACATCTTTACGTTGTTTTACTGTTTCAGATTTCCAGTTAAGATAACCTTCTGCATCTGATGGCAACGAACACCAAAATTTATCCTCGTCATCAGTATAAAATGGAATTGAATCTTTTTGTAAAATACGAGGATATTCTCTACGTAAAAAACTTGTCCACATAACCAAAACTACAATGTTTTGCGGATCATATGATTTTAGCAAATGATCTATATGATATATTACTCTGCGGACACAGCTACCATAATCACTTCCTGGCATTGCTACGTTATCTACTGTTGCATCTGGATATAATTTTTTCTGAACCCAGTTTACCCAAGCAGATTCAGTTGTATATCTTATACATCCTATTGATTTTTTAAGTTTAACTTGATCTGCTAATTCTGCTCCAGCTGTAAAACTACATCCACCTGCAACAACTTTTTTTATGTTAGCCAATTAGAAAGCCATAACCTGTGCCACCTGCAACAGCCATTGCAAGATCCATTTCAAGTTTTTCCATTTCGGCTTGTGCTTCTGCCTTTAGTGTATCTCCGTTAAGAGTTGTACCACCACCTGGTCCAGCAATAGTTGAAAATTTACTACGTGCTTCGCCTAACATATATTTGCAACTTGCTAGTGTGTAATCTTTGAGCCATTGTATGGCTTTATAGTCTTTCAGTAATTGCATATCAGGACGATAATTATATGCAAAAAGCATAACTTCTTCACCAGCTCTTGGTCGTTGTAAAATTGTTAGCACACTACTTGCAGGATTCCATTTGAACTCTATAAAACTACCAAACATACGTCCTACCAATTCTTGCTGCTGTGCAAAGAAATCATAAGTTGCAAGTCCGCCAATACCTGAACCTGCTAACAAATATGTGTTTGTGTATGCTAGGTTAAATGGTTCAAATAAACTGCCTCCATCTGCACTACCACCTAATCTACTACCTATACTACGTCTAAATATTTTTCTTACCTCAATAACTTCTTGTGGTAAAGTATAAGTGTTTACATTTTCTTCTAATTTAATTGTAATGTAGCTTTCTTCAACTGCGTTTTCACTACGTTGTCTGTATTTTGTAAACGCTTTTGTTAATGCAGTTTCGTAATGCATTGGATCTAGCTCAACATCAATCATACCTCCGCCTAACATTGCGTTGACATAATCAAATACTTGTTGTTTTTGTGTTACTAAATTGCTATCTGCCATTGAAGTTCTCCGTACAGTATTTATGCATAAATATAACTATGCCACGTTTAAGTTTATACAGACCAGAAAAAAGCCACGATTATGATTTTTTAGACAAAATTATCTATGAACAATTTACTGTAGGTGGTACTGATCTTTTTATACACAAATATATTGGTACAAAAAATCCTACAGGTGAAGGTATTACAAAAGAACAGCCGCAATATGCTGAACAAGATGTTACAAATATACAAGATCTTTTGTTTTTAGAAAACAGAGATAGAAAATATGATGAGGATATTTACACACTACGTGGACATTATAACGTACAGGATCAGGATTTTGATCTAAGTCAGTTTGGCTTATTCCTAAGCAATGATACTTTGTTTATGACTATTCATCTTAATAACAGCGTAAAAACACTAGGAAGAAAAATTATTTCAGGAGATGTAATTGAACTTCCACATCTAAATGATGAATATGCATTGAACGATATTAGTGTTGCACTAAAACGTTTTTATGTAGTCGAAGATGTAAACCGTGCAGCAGAAGGTTTTTCACAAACTTGGTATCCACATTTGTATAGATTAAAACTAAAACAAATTTATGATAGTCAAGAATATAAAGACATACTAGATTTACCAGCAGGTGATGAAGAAAATCCAAACACTACGCTGCGTGAATTAATGTCAACATATGAAAAAGAAATGCAAATCAACAATGCTGTTATTGCACAAGCAGAAGAGAACACTCCAGCATCAGGATATGATACAAGCCATTTTTATACTATAAGTGTATTAGATAATGGTGAAGTAAATTTAGTAACAGTCGATGAAACATATCTAGTAGATCAAGAAGTAGACGTTTCACAGATTATGGAAATGCCGCCAAGGTCAGGATATCCTGGATACTTAGTAGGTGACGGATTGCCACCAAATGGTGCTCCACTAGGCAGCGGCCCAGGCTTTCCAGCAGATTCAGCTCTAGGTGATTATTTTTTAAGAACAGATTTTGTTCCTAACCGTTTATTTAGATATGACGGTAACAGCTGGCGTAAAGTAGAAGATAAAGTACGTACTACGCTTACACCTAATTTACAGCGTAATACTCTAAAAGGAACATTTGTAAACAACACTACTGTAAATAACATTGCTGGCGAAGAAGTAGTTGAAAGACAATCATTAAGCAAAGCGTTGAGACCAAAGGCAGATAACTGATGCAATATTTTTACGATGGGCAGATACGTAGATATCTAACACAAATTATTAGAGCTTTCAGTAATTTTAGTTACAAAGATGGTGACGGAGATTTACGCCAAGTACCAGTAATGTATGGCGATTTGACACGACAAGTTGCAAACATAATCAAAGAAAACAGTGAAAACAAAATGCCTAGTGCTCCACGTATGAGTGTATATGTGACAAGTATGCAAATGGATAGAGCAAGACTAAGTGACAGTAGTTTCGTAAGTAAAATAAATGTTAAAGAAAGAGAATTTGACGAGAGTGCTAACGAATACAAAAATACACAAGGCACAGGATATACTGTAGAAAGACTACATCCAACTCCATACACGTTGAGTGTAAATGTAGATATTTGGAGTACAAATACAGAGCAAAAATTACAAATACTAGAACAAATTTTTATGATGTTCAATCCAGATTTAGAATTTCAAACAAACGATAATTATGTTGACTGGACAAGTTTAACTGTGTTACAACTTGAAAATATTAATTTTAGCAGCAGAAGTATTCCTACAGGAACTGAATCAGAAATTGATGTAGCAACATTGAGTTTTATTGCTCCTATATATATTTCACCGCCAACAAAAGTCAAGAAACTTGGTGTCATTACAGAAATTATCAACAGTGTGTTGAACTTTGATTCTGGAACAATTGAACTAGAAGGCTTCAATCCAGATACAAGTGACACTACAAAAGCAGCAACAGGTACAGTTGTAATGCCTGACGGTTCTGTTATAACAAAAGATCCTGCTTCACCTCCAGCAGCAGTAGTTGATGAAAATGGGCAAATAACTTATCCACCAATCAAACCGGAAGATACTCGTGCAACAGTTATTAAAACTTCGCCGGACGGAAACGTTAATCTTTCACAAGTTAACACAGCAAGTTATAGAAATTTTGATATTATTGTAGAAGGCAATATTGCAAGACTAGGTAGAAATGCTGCACGTATAGGAGATATAAACTGGTTCAATGTTATAGAAGCAGAAGCGCCGGCTAAGTATCAACCAGGTATAAGTCAAATACGTTTGAAGAGAGGAGAACTACTTACTCCTATAGTTGCAACATTTGCAATTAACGGCAATAATACGCAAGAAATAGCATTAACATTTGATATTGATACAGTGCCTAATGATACAATAATAAATGGATACCAAAATAGAGGAACCATAGATTATATTATTAATCCAAGAGATTTCAATCCTAATATAGTAAAAGCACCAGGAATACGTTTACTAATGTTACAACCAATTGGTGGTGCTATAGAAAGAATACAAACCATTGTAGGTAGCACAACAAGAATAGAAACAGAAGTTGATGCAGATGTAGTTTATGACTTTGATGTATTTGTTGAAAACGTTAGAGTGACTGATGCAGCTACGCAAGAAACAATTGACGGATCGCTTGTAATAAGATTAGCAGATGCTCCTAATCCAGGTGAAGAATTACGTTATGTATTGTATATAAATGAAGATGGTGCTGATGCGTGGAAAAGCACAGGAGGCAGAGATTTCATTGCTGATACACACGACATTGTAGAGTGGGATGGATCACAATGGAATATAATATTTGATGCAAGCGAAGCTACTGATAGTGTTTATATTACAAATCTCAATACTAGTCAACAATTTTATTATAACGGATTCTATTGGCAATTTGCTGTTGACGGATTATATCCAAGTGGCGCCTGGGATTTAATTATCTAAGATAATTACTATATGAACCAAATTATTTGTAGTGGTGCATTATTCTATTCTTTAAGCACTAAACGTTTTTTATTATTACATAGAACACAAGGTAAAACAAAAAACCAATGGGGACTTGTTGGGGGTACCAACGAAAGCACTGAATCTCCTTGGGAAGCTTTGCAACGAGAAATAAAAGAAGAAATAGGCGAAGTACAAAATATTAAAAAAATTGTGCCTTTAGAAAGTTTTATATCAAACGATCAACATTTTTATTTTCATACTTACCTTTGTGTTGTAAAAAATGAATTCATACCTGCATTAAACGGAGAACACGATGGCTATGCTTGGGTAAGTTTTGGTAAATGGCCAAAGCCATTACATAACGGACTTGCTAATACTTTGCGTAAAAAGACAAATGCAACAAAATTAGAAACTACAATAAAACTTATCGATGTGTTTCTCGATAATGAAATAATTGATTAAGTTCGATTACTTGTAATATATCACCAGTGTAAGAAGCCATTTGTTCTTGAATAAGTTCTATAATTGTTAATTCACCAGCTAGTAATTGTTTCCAATCATCTTCTACTAGTTTAATATTAGTTTCTAATGTCTCTGCTGATTCTTTTATACCAGTGCCATTAATAGATATATTTCCAACATCTTCTATTTCTAATGACAGATTCAAATGTGCTGTTTCATTAAGGAATTCATTAAGTTCAATAATATATAACGAAATACCTGTTTGTACCCCAGCTTCAATTTTCTTTCTCAAATCAGCAAAAAAGTCTTGAGCTAACTCTACATCGCCTTCAACTATTAAGTCTCCTGCTTTGTAAAGTTCTAACGTATCAACTTCACCTGCAAGGGCTTTGAGTGCAGTCTTTAAATCAACAATTATTTCTGCATCTGCATATGCTTTACTAATTTTGACACCTTTGGAATCAAAATATATTTCTCCTACATTGTCTATAATCATTTTTACACTACCAGCAGAATATTTGTAATTATTTCCAAGTTTCTTTTCTATTTGTGTAAATATCGACTTAGCCACAGGATTGAATTTTATCAATAAATCTTCTTCTGATTCATCTAAAAAGTCTATGTTATATTCAGTAATATCAGGATCAAATGTATTTTTAAATTTATCATTAAGCCATTTAAAATCATTTATTTTTCTTAAAGCATCTTTATTATTTTTGAAAGCTAAACCGTATTTTGCTCCTTCGTATGCACCGGCAATAGTTTCTGCACCAAAAGGTTTATCAAATCCTCTTGAACACCAAGCTTTTAATCTAAAAGTAGTTTCGTCATCAACTTGTCTGTCTATAGCTTTACTTGCTAGTTTTGCACACTCTCTAAATCCACTACGCCACGCACTAAACGCATCTGTATTGAATGCAGTAACGTTACTCATTCTGTTTATACCTTTGAAGTTTTTACTAATACTTGTTGTCATATCAGCAGTTTCAACATCCATATCGATTGTTAGCTGTGTGGGTAAAAGTTTTACACCACCGTATCCATATATTAAATCATTTACAGGATTCAAACTTCTCCAAACAAAAACAGTTTTGTAACCGTCTATATCGTAGTGTGCAATTTGATGATCAAATTCAAAATCTTCTAATATTTCTGCATCACCGTCTACAACCCAAAACATTTTTGTATTAACTAATTTTGCAGCAGCAATATGAGCTTGGTGAATACCTTTTACTTTATCTACACGTTTTGCATTAGGATATGCTTTGAGTAATGTTTGATAATTTTGTTCTGCGTTTGCTTCACCGTTGCTAATAAACACGATATCAAAACCATCTGCAACACTAGCAACTTGTTCGTATTCTTTCTTGATAGCTAAAAATCTATAATCAATTTCGTGTTTTGTAAGTAATATACTTTTTGTTGTTAGTGCAATGCCATCATAAAAATTTCCATTTTTCCAAACGTGATTAATTTTTCTTTCGTATTGATTATGATGTGTTATGTATAAGTCAAATTTAAAATCATCTACTACTACAATATCATCATAAATCATATAGAACATTTCTGTTTTAGATTGTTCTCTTGCACGTAGGTAATCGTCATAATTTGAAATTGTAAACTTTTCATATTTTTTTGGATTACTTGCTACTGTCTTCCATTCTTTTTTGTTAACATAAAAACGTGCTTCAACTTCTTTTTCTGTAGCAAGTGATTTTTTACTAAACAAAACCACACCATCATAAAATTCGTTGTTTAAGAATACGTGATTTATTTCCCTGTCAAATTTATTATGATGACTAAAATATAAATCAAAATCAAAATCTTCACACACATCTACATCAGATGGTATTCCCCAAAACATATCTGATTTTGTTTCTTTTAATGCACTGAGATAATCATTGTAATTGTTGATTACAAACTTTTCATATGCACGTGGATTACTTACAACTATATTATGTTCTTTTTTGTTTGTATAAAATCTATGTTCAACTTCTTTCTCAGTTACAGGATTGCCTTTACTGAATAAGACCACGCCGTCAAAATTTTCTCCATTCAAAAACAAATGTGTTGTACCAGTATCTAATTCATCTGCATCGTAAAAATATGCATTAATATCAAAGTCATTTACTATAACATCACTTGGTACACCCAAAAACATTTGCGTTTCGGTTCTATCTAATGCATCTAAATAATCTTTATAATTATTAATACTAAAAACATTGAATGGTTTAGGTTTACTTACAACGCTGTCGTGTTCTATTCTATCAGCAATAAATCTATATTCTATTTCTTTGTTTGAAACAATACTATTTTTACTGAATAAAACAAGTCCATTATATTTGTTATTATTAAGCCAAACGTGATTCTTATTTTTTAGAGCTTGATTATGATGATCAATATAAAAATTAAAAACATTATCATCTGTAATTTCTATATCATCTGGAACACCCCAGAACAAATCTGTTTCTGATTTTTCTAGTGCGTATTCATATTCTTTGTAACTGTTTATAGGAAATTTGTTGTAAGGCTTAGGAGTACTTGCCATTATCCTTACTTCTTTTTTGTTAATATAAAATCTGTGTTCAAGTTCTTTGTCTGTGATTTGATAGTTTTTAGGAAACAAAGCAACGCCATCTAATGTATCTATATCTCCGTTACCAAAAACGTGTACATTGTCGTGACTCCACTCATCTGGTTTATAACTAAATTTAAATGTATCTCTAACATCAATGTCTTCCCAAACTACCCAAAACATACCTGTGTATGATTTAGCCTGTGCTTCATACCAGTTTTCCACAGTTTGTAAATGTGGAACTTTTTGTGATAGTTTGTCAATATCCTCTTGATTGCTTCCTATATAAAATGCATCAAACTTATCGTTGCCTTTATAAACATCGTATTCACCGCAAATATGTATATGCTGTCTTGGCTCTGTATCAACTTTTTTTGTTGGTACTAATCTAACTTTGTCCCAACTTTTTACTTTTCTACTTTCTTTATATACGTATGGAAATTCGTGTATTTGTACTTCGTCGATTGCACGTGGTTTGAACCACCAAGGAAAACTATCATACACTCTTATATTTTTATCCACAAGCCAAACATAATCACTATCAAAGTTTTGCTCATACACTTTGTCTAAATTACAATAGTCATCAATTTTCAAAACAGGATATCTATCAAATATTAAGTTTTTTAATTGATCTTGTCCGTTGTGTAACGGCTTAGAAAACTTTTCAAATCTATCAATTGCTCTCATAGTGTATAAGCCTTTGTTCCTAAATGCCCTAGTTTTATTTCAGTGTCTACCCAAACATCAATGCCGTGATGCATTGCTTGATTGCAAAAGTATATATCCTCTCCACTGAACGAGTCGTCTATTTTATTATATTCGTGTACAAACCAAGGCTTAGGTAATGTATGGAAAACATCTATATCTATAAGCATACAACCCATTCCTACTGCCCAAATTTTGTGTAGTCCATTTTCTTTTAATCTTTTTGCTGGATTGTCTGGATCTACAAACGCAACAGATTGCATTGGTTCGTATCTTGTGCTGTAAGTTGCAGCACAAATATCTTTGTTATGCGAATACAGTTTATCTATCATATTTGAAGGAAATTGTATATCGCTGTCTAAAAATAATATTTTATCACTGTTTACAGATAATGCTTCTTCAACTAAACGTGTCCTTGATTCACAAATAACACTACCAGCAAATAGATGTAATTCAAAATCTATTTCCTTGCGTGTCAGTCTGTTAGTTAAATTAACTAAACTTCTTGTAAACAATGTATGCACTTGATCTCTACAAGGCACACAAATACTTAGTTTCATAATGTGTTTGTTGGTATCAATTCTTCGTTCAAGTCTTTTTCAGCGTCGATTGTTTTTTGATTGAGTTTTCTTGCTGTGCTTGTAGCAACTTTTACAGCTTCTTGAAAATCGTCGCCTAATCCTGCCATTGCTAACATATTTTCAGGCTGTACTTTTCCCAACGTCAACAAATCAACGCCAGCTGATCTGCCAAGTTTTTGAATCCAATGATGTCTTTCATCGTCTTCAGGAATATCAAGTTCTGCAATAGCTGCTGAAACTTTGTCCGCTAGTGCTTTGTCCATATTAAGTGTTGCACCTTTGGCAATTTTTCTAGCTTTTGTATATTCGTCAGCTAAATCGACATTCATTACTTCATATAATGTTTTCATAACTTCTCCTGTGTGTTAAGGAAAATAGTATCCACCAAATGAACTACTCATAGAAATTGTTGAGCCATTTGATATACCTATGTATGGTCCTAAATCAGCACCTAAACTAATGTTGCTAGATGGTCCACTAAAGTAGTTGGATATCTGGCTCATTGTAATTGTGCTTCCCGTATTTGGTAGTGCCATACTTGTTTCCTATTTTGTTATCTTGCTATAATAACATTATATTTAATTTTTGTCAATAAAGTAGCCAGATAAAACTGACTACCCTAATATTATTTATCAAGCAATTTTGCTACCATTTCTTTGAGCTCATCAATCTGACTTTGTTGTTCTTTAATTGCTTCAACAAGTAAAGGTACAACACGCTCGTATTTAATTGTCAAATACTCATTATCAAACGGAGCAGGTGCAACTACTTCTGGTAATACTTTTTGCACTTCTTGGGCAAGCAAACCTGCTTCTGGAGAATTACTATCAGCAGAAGTTTTCAAACCTTTTTCAAATGCAGTATCATTCCAAGTATAAATTACACCGTTTAGAGCTTTGACTTTTTCCACAGCACCTTCAATATTACCTGATACATCTTTCAGTCTAGCATCCGAAGAATATGCTGTTACCTCTCCTCTAAACTCCCAGTTGTTGTCATTGTAGTTATTATAAGCAGTCCACGCATCTGTACCATTGTCTCTACGATATAATACAATTCTATCCGCACCGCCACCTGAAGTAGCTGGTGTGTTGTCACCATTGTATTCAATACCACCACCGTATGCACTACTTTGTCCTACAAATAGTCTACCAGTACCTTGGCCTTCGCCTCTTAGTTCTAACTCTGCATTGCCGGCATCATTACACAATATAGTTAATTTTGTGTTATCACCTGCATCCATTGTATCACTTTGATCACTACGTAAGAACTGTGTGCTATCTAAGTTGTCTAGTGTGCTTGCGTTTGTAGCAGTAACACCTGTTAGTCCACTACCATCACCTGAGTATGTAGCAGCAGTAATGTTACCTGATATGTTAATATCTCCTGTACCACTAATTGTTCCTGAGAAACTATCGTTAGTATCGCTGCGTAAGAAACTACCTGAACTTATACCGTCTACTGTATCTGCATTCAGTCCACTACCAGCGCCATCATTACCACTGTGCCAAACTGTGTATTCATTAGAGCCTTCGATAAATTTAAGTCCACCTACTCCGCCATCTATATCAAGTCTAGTTGATCCGCCTTCGTTAGCTAACTGTAAAACATCTCCAGTATCTGTATATTGAATATAAGCTCTACGTGTACTTGCTTGCCATAAACCAATGTATGGACTACCTGTTGAACTTGAATCAGCAAGTTTCAGCATTTCTCCGCTTCTGCTTACAGTTATCAAACCAGTAGCTGTATCATCTGCATCACTACGTAAGAAACTTGTGCTGTTTATTCCGTCTACTGTGTCAGCATCAACACTAGTTAGTCCACTACCGTTACCAGTAAATGTACTTGTACCAATGTTAATATTACCAAAGTTAGCAGTAATCTCACCAGCATCAAGAGCACCAGTACCTGTTAAGTTACTGTATGTTCCATCAATTCTTGTGTTTGGAACTGTACCACTTGACAAGAAACTTGCATTCAATGACTGTATATTGCTACCATCTGAAGTATAAATTGCAGCACCGTAAATGTTTCCTGCTACACCAATACCGCCACTGATTCTCAAAGCACCTGTTGTTGTACTTGTAGCACTACTTGTATTCAATACTGTAACAATTGCGTTTGCATTTACACTAATAGAAGTACCATTATCTGCACTCAAGCTATCTAATGCAATGTTTCCAACATTTGTTAAGTTATTATCGTTAAAGTTTGTTGAACCTAAACTTGCTGCACCAGTAGCTGTTATACTGTTTGTTCCAATATCAATATTTCCAAATCCACTTGAAATACTACCTGAAGCAAGTTGTCCTACTCCTGTAATATCACCTTGGTGTTGTGTCACGCCGCTTGACTGTATTCTACTATCTGGTATTGTTCCAGTTGTTAATTGTGTTGCAGACAAATCTGTAAGTCCACTACCATTACCACTGAATGTACTTGTACCAATGTCAACATTACCAAATCCTGATGTTATAGAACCTCCGTTCAATGCACCAGTAGCAGTAATATCTGTTTGGTGCTGTGTAATTGCACTTGATGGAACTCTAGCATCTGGTATAGTACCACTTGTTAAATCACTTGCACTAGCATCACCAATAAAGTTATCTGCTTTAATATCTTTAGCAACGTGTAAACCACCTGTGATTTTTACTGCTGCTGCACCACCTGCAAATGTCCCTGTTGCATTTGTTGCATCTGTGAATGTTACAAAGTTGTTTGCACTTAATGTTGTAAATCCACCAGCTGCTGGTGTATTTTGTCCAATTGGCACATCGTCAATAGCACCAATAACCAAGTTTCCTGTAATTGTAAGATCTTGATCAATTGCCACATTATGTCTAAATGTACTTGTACCTGTTGTTTCACCAATTACAATTGCAGTAGCAGCCTGTCCAAACGCAATAGCAGTTGTATTATCTTTTAGTAAGTTAAATGTACCTGTTTCGTCTGTATCAATTGTGTTACCATTTACTGCTAAATCGCCTGCGAGAACAATATTTGCATTGTTCAAGTTCATTGTACCAGTGCTTGCACCCATATTAATAGTTGTGGCTGCACCAAATGCATTAACTGTTGTTGCACCTGTATTTGCAAGACTAAATGTACCACCACTAACAGTAAGATCACTTAGTCCACCAATGCTTAGATTACCTAAAACATCCAGTGCATTGTTAACAGTTGTTGTACCTGTTGTAGCACCTAAACTCAATCCAGTTGCTGCGCCAAATGCATTTACTGTAGTTGCATTAGTATTGAATGCTGCAAAACTTGTACTTGAAGTAGTTACACTGTTTGTGAAGTTTGGATTGTTGTTGAATACTAGCTCACCAGTGCCTGTTTCGTCACTTATAACACCTGCTAGTTGAGCACTTGTTGTTGATGCAAATTGTTGCAAACCTGTGCCAGTAACTGCAAGTGTACCGCTTGTTGGCAATGTAACACTTGTGTTGTTTGTTGTAGTAAGTGTTAATGTATGCGCTCCACTATGTGTAAAGTTTCCACCTAAAGTTATAGTTTTAGTGCCATTGTTTACACCTGTGCCGCCATATGTAGGACTAATAATTGTACCATTCCATACACCTGTTGTAATTGTTCCAAGTGTTTCTAAACTTGAATTAACAACAGCGCCGCCGAGTGTTGTACTGTTAAGAACACTAGCATCGTTAATATAATATGCTTTACCACTTGCTAGATTGAAGTCTTCTGTGCTATCCCAACTTGTATTTGCGTTGTCCCAAAGTAGACTTGCATTTGCACCGTCAACTACTAAGCCAGCACCATTAGCTGCTGCACCATCTGCTGCTCCACTTGCTACTGTAATTGTTTTGTCATCAACAGTAAGCTCGGTTGAATTAATAGTTGTTGTATCACCATTAACTGTAAGGTCACCGCTAACTACTAGATCGTGTCCAATAGTAGTAGTACCACCACCGTCTCCGCCAGTACCCATATTAATTGTTGTAGCTGCGCCAAATGCATTTACAGTTGTTGCGTTAGCGTTTATAACATTCATAGAAGTTTGATTAGTTGTTATATCACCACCATCAATATTTGCATCGCCATCTACATCTAAGTTATTCTTAATTGTAGTTGTACCTGTTGCTGCACCAATATCAATTGCTGTGGCTGCTCCACCCATATTAATAGTTGTGACTGTATCATCTAACAATGCAACAGTTGCTTCTGTTGTGCTTATGTTATTGTTTACTTCAACTTCGCCTGTAAATGCTGCTTTACCAGCAGTATCAATAGTCATACGTGTTGTTGCAATATGTTGAATGTCACTTGTAGTTAATGATTCACCAGTTCTAACAATAAAGTCACCGCCTGTTGCATTACCTGTACCTAAGCCTGCTTGTAATGTTAAATTACCGCCAGCTGTGTCAATGCCTACTGCACTTGTGCCACCTATAAATCCATTTACAGGAGTTGTAGATGTTTGTGCATTACCAATAAACATATTTGGATTTCTTACAACAAAATTTGCATTTATAGTCAACTGACCTGCTGGAGCATCAACTGGATTTGAAGTAACGTTGTCATCTGTTTGGAATGTAAATGATGTAGCGTTTGCTGTAGCACCAGTCACTGGCCAAGTACCGTCTAAATTAGTTTTTGTACTTGAACCAATATTAATTGTATCACCTACTTCAACACCAAGTGTTTTAGGTGTGTATGTAAATGTTAATGATTGTCCACTTAAAATAGTACCAGTTGTGTTATTGCTCAAATAAATGTATTCAGTAGTAACACCGCTTACAGTTGTATTTGCAGGAATACTTGCACTGCCAGTAACAACCATACCAGTAAGAACACTTGATGTATCATCTAATGGTATTTCGTTCAGTCCATTTGCTGTAGCATCATTTGTAGTTCCAGTAATGCTTGCTAAATTAGCAACAACATTTTGGCTTGCACTTGCATCGTAACCAGCTAAGAATGGAAATAAGTTTCTTGTACCGTCTGTGCTACCAATATCAATATTAGTTGCTGCACCGCCAATATTTAAACTTGTTACATTTTCATCGTATACGCTACCGCTACCAGTACTGCCAGATGTAAGTGCCGCTGCACCAACGTCTAGGCCTTCTGCAAGATCAAGTGCTGTACCCCATTCAGGTGTTCCGCCGTTTGATTTCAGGATAGCATTGTTTCTACCTATGTTTAATGGATTGAGTGTACCAGTTGTTTCTGCATATAACAAATCACCTCTAGCGTATGTAGTAATGTTTGTACCACCTCTGTTTACAGGTACTGGACTTGTTAAGTTTGCAGGATTCAAAAAGTATGCACTGTCTAAACCATCAAGTGTACCAGCATCTACTATTCCGTCTTTAATAAACACTTCACCACTTGCATTTGAATTTACATCAAACTGTGATTGTAAAAATTTAGAAACACCCAATGTTGAAAATGTTCCTCCTGGATCAAGGTCAACGTTGTCTACACCAATACTAACTGTGCTATAAAACTCTTGGCTTATGCTGCTACCTGTAAGTGTAATTGGGTTGTCTGTTGTGCTGGCTTTCTTAAGTTTTTGTACAACAACAGCATATGCACTATCACCTCTTAAGAAACTATCACTGTTTGGTACACCGCTACCACCTAATCTACTTGGTGATATAATACCTGAAATAATATTTTCAGCATCAATGTTTGTAACAGCAAGAGTATTCCAGTTTTTCTTTAATCTACTTGAAGTATTAATTTGTCCTGTAACTTGTGCATTACTTTGTGTACTTTTCGCACTACCAACACCTGTGCTTGTCAAATCTTCTGGATTTGTAACAAGATCATTTATACTGCTTAGTGCATCACTACGTAATACGTGCAATGTAAATGAGTTTGTGGTTATTGAACCAACAAAGAATCTTGAACCATCTGGAATAGGATCGCCACCATCAACTATTGGTAGTGCATTAGCTGAACTACCGTCTGATAGTGTGTTGATTCTAATAGCATCACCTGTTGTATATCCGTGTCCTTCAATAACAACACTGTTATCAGTTATGTTAACTGTACTTCTTGTTAAATTATGATTGTTGTTAGCAGGAGTGCTTGCAAATTCTATTTTGTTAAGTAATGAAAATCCTTCATACAATTCAATTGTGTTGTTGTCAATAAATTTTGCATAAACAACTTGTCCGTTTAGAATACCGCCAATTGGAGTATTTCCAAGAGTATCATACTTCAATGGATCGCCGTTGCTGAAACCGTGATTTGGAATTGTAATTCTAAAGTTAGTATAATCAACTGCACCGCCAGCACCTGAAGAACCTGCTAAGAAGTTATGTGTAATAATATCATCTAAGTTGATTACTCTTGCTGTTTGTACAGCAGTGTTATCTTCTACAAAGTCAACACTTGAACTACTAGCAACAAAAAGTTCGCCACCAATAATATCAATGTAAGCACGTTTTTCAATAGCTGTAACTTCAATTTGGAAGCCACTACCTGTGCCGCCTAAGTTAGAATTAGCTGCGCTTAATAGGTCTCCTATTGCATATGTGATACCGCCTGTTTTGATATCAACATCTGTAACCTGTCCAGCTGTAACTGTAATATCAGCTGTAGCACCTGAACCACTTCCTGTAACATTTGTTAGTGCTACATCTCTATATGTTTGATTTCCTACTGTTGGAGTATACAAAGTACCGCCTACAATATTTGCATTATCAATACCTGAAAGTACACCAAATCTTGTTTCAGTAACTCTACCTTGTGCGTTACCATCAGCACTTCTTACCACACTGCCAACAAAGCCGCTTGATACAGAGAAACTTGCAACGTCATCTGGATCTACATTTGAGTATGTAAATTGTGTACTACTTGGAGTAGAAAGAACAGTAGTGTTTGTTTCAAATGTTTCATTATCATCACAAACAACACTGATTTGGTTACCAACTATAAGATTGTGAGCACCGCTTGTTGTTGCAGTTGTTACATTAGATGTACGTTCTAATGTTGTAATTGTGCTTGTTGTAAATGTATAATTATCTGTTGGATCTAGTACAAGGAACTGACTAGAGTTAGAACTTTTTAAGAAGAAGTTATCAACGACTTGACTTGATACTCCAATGTTTGTTGGATATACACCACTGTCAACTCCGTCTACAAAAAGATTGTTTCCAACACCAGTTTGGAATTGTGAACCTGTACTATCGTCTCCAACAATCCATTCACCGCCAATACTTGCAACTAGAATGTTACCACTGCTTCCATACAGTCCTTTTGCGTAACCAATTGCACCAAATGCTGTTGGCTGCGATATTGTAGCACCATCAGCAGCACTGATGTTACCACTAAGTGTAAGTTCTACTTGTTCATAATTTTCTGTAGCAATGTCACCAGCTTTCAAATCAACAGCAGGAATGTTATCAACTTGTTGTAGTCTTGATAGATAACCATTTGTGTTTGTGTTTGTAAACTGTCTAGTAGCCGGAATCAAATCACCATTTAACTGTCCGTTAGTGTTAAGTTGAACAATAGCACCAGGAACAGCAGCAGTTGACACAGTTTTGTCAACAAATCCACCTAGTCTGTTACTAATAAATGCTCTTACAGCTAACTGAGTTGATAGTCTTGCGTTACTAGCGCCGCCTAATTCGTCATCACCTAAGTTAACACTTGTTGAAATTTCTTCAATAGCAACATCAGACAAGCTTAGTCTCAAAGCATCAAGTTCGTCCACCTGCACTTTGTTTCTAAATGTAATGTTACCTGTTCTGTTAAAAGCTGTAATAAAGTCACCAACTTTAAAGTCACCAAGTTCGTTTGTACCTGATGAGTACACACGCCCTGGAAGTTCTTCAAACTGTTCAAACTCTGCTTTTGTGTTACCACCGTTTTGCGGTAGTGCGTTATAGTCTGTACCTGAACCTGCATATTCCCAAGTATGTGATGATGAGTTAACAATACTTGGTCTATGGAACCATACTTGATTTTCTGGTAAGTTTGCTAGATTAGTTAATGCACTACTTCCGTCTGTTGCCTTAACTGCAAATGTTGCAGTACCAAGTCCTAGTTGTGTTTGAGCAGCATTAACACCAATAGTTGTATTTGGTGTACTTGCGTGGTCAGATGTAATTGTACTTGTTTCGTCAAATTGGATACGTAGTAAACTTTGTCCAACTGCAACTTCTTCAATACTTACAATAAGTTCTCTAATAGCAGGCTTCCAACTAAACACAATAGCAGCGTTGTTACTTGCACCTGTTACACCAGTAATTTGTCTACCAGGAACAAACTCATAACTTTCTGAACCTGATTCTAATTCTAGTTTCTGATATGTTGTATGAGATGATGTAATTTCATTTACAAAGAATTCAATCACACCTGACAAGAATTTATGTGTACCTGTGCTTGTTGCAATTACATTAACAGCAAAGTCTCCAGACTCGTCAAAACAAAGTGTAAATTCGTCATCGTTAACAATTTTAATATAGTATGTCTGTTCTGCATCTAAACCTTGTATAGGTGGATTATTGTCTGGATCGTAAATAACTTTTTGTAAGTTTGTAAATCCGTGTCCTGTTATTGTAAACACATCAGCAGTTGTGTTAACATCTGTTGCAGCATTGAATGTGCTTTCTGTTGCGTTTGTTTTAAAGTCGTTTGTTATATCGCCTTCAGAACTAACATCTTGTGCATCTGGTAAATCTGCACCGTCATTAATAATAGTTGTTACAATATCAAATCTGCTACCTACAAAATTTTGTGCAGAAGTTGACAAATTAGTAATTGTTGCTAATGTTAATGCTTTAGCTTGATTAATAGCACTTATAGTTTGTCTTTCTTGTCCACTAATTGTTATTTGTGAACTATCGCCAATGTTTTTATTGTAGTAAGATAGACCAGCACTACGTGAATATCTGTTACCTGTGTCCCAAGCATCTTTTGCAACAGCTTCAACAATAAGTTTTGTATCACGTAAACATTTTGCATTGTCGTATACAAAATTGTACCATTGTGCTGCATCTACTTGTGTTTCAATATATGCATTTACATTTTGTCCAATGTTTTTCTGTGCTTCAGAATATAGTCTATTTTTATCTTCAACAAAAGCTTGGTTAGCAACCCAGGCATCGGCTGGTTCAACTTTTGTTGGAGGAGTTGCACCATCGCTGTTGATATAATCGATAATTTCTTGTATTCTATCTTTAGCAAAGTTTGCACTATCTGTAGTACCTGGTGTTGCAGATGTATCTTGAGTCAAAGCGTTACCAGCTGGACCAACATTAACAGTAATAGTAGTTCCGGTAACTGCTGTGATTGCAATAGCAGTATTGTATGCAGGGTCTCCTACTCTTGGATATGTATGATTAGTTGAGTTACTATCAAGGTCACAAGTAAATGTTAATGAATTTGCTGCTATTGTAACTGTATCACTAGTTGTAAAACTATGTGAGCCAATAGTCAATTCCATTACACCTGTTATGTAGTTATAGTCTGCGGCTGTAACATCTCTTTGAACACTTCCGGCTGTAATAGTAATTGCATTTGATACAGTGCCTCCTACATACGTATGAGCTCCTCCACCACTTTTAACTACTGTTTGTTCAAGAATAACTTTTCCTATTACTTCTTTTAATCTTGCGTATGCAGCCAATGTTGTAGCTTTTTGTCCGTCAGCAAGTTGTTTGGTTGTTCCAACAAAGTATTGAATTGCTGCATCAAAAGTTTGTAAGTTACCACCATATGTAAGATCGTATCTTAATGCATCTAAAATTAATCCTATATCATTTTCGCATTGAGCTACATCGTATGAATATGTAGAAACAAATGGTGAAATTTCTGCTGCAACTTGATCTGCAATCCAAGCAGTGATTTCTTTGATAATAAAGTTTCTATTGTTTTCTAATTGTGTTCTAGCATCACCGTAACCAGTAAGATAGCTAGTATTGTAACCAGTTGGATCTGTAAGTCCTGTTACACCAACACCTTCGATAGTAATACTATTTGCAACAGCTTCTACCCAAGTATGTACTGACGTATCACTGCTTACTCCAACGTTAACTGTAATAGTATCTGCTGTTACAGCTGAAATTGTAAGTGCCTTTTCACTTGCTGGATCTGTTGATCTTGGATATGTATGCTGTGTATTGTTTCCATCTGAAGCACAAGTAAATGTTAAACTATTATCTGCAATTATAACTGATGTACCAATTTGCAAATTATGATTGCCAATGTTGATTACTAGTAATCCTGTGTTAGGATCGTATGTTGTTCCTGTTGTTGCTGTAAAAGTTTTGTCATTATCTAAAATTTCAATAATTTCGTCCCAAAGAGCATTAACACGAGTTTCGTATGCAGATACTTGTGTGACGTTTGTTGTAAATGCTTTTGCTTGTGTAAATGCTTCTACGTGTTGTGCTTTTTGTGCAGCGAATAATGCAGCAGGGAATCTTCCATTAAAATATGTAAGTGCAGAACTAACAGATCTATAATTTGTGTCAAATGCAGCGTCCCATCTAATTGCATCAACTAATAATCCTGTATCTCTTTCACATTTTGCTTGGTCATATGTAAAGCCTGCCCATATGCTTGGAGAAGCTGCTGCTATTTGTTGATTGATCCAAGTAACAGTATCTGCTGCAATTTGATCTCTTTCAACTAACAGTGTTTCGTTTGCAAATTTATAATCTGGTTCTCTAAAACGTAAAACAAATTCTTCAACTGGAGTATCTCTGTTAATACCTACAATACTTACTGTTTGTAGTCCTTCAAATGCACCTGTACCTGTAACAAATGCACGGTCAAATTCAAATGCTTTTGGTGAATAACCAGAACTTCTCAATGCATACAAACCAAAGTTTGTAGCAGAGTTTGTAATAGAACAATATCCACCTGACTGACAATAAACACCGTTTAGTAGGAAGATTTCAAAACAAGACACGATCTGTGCATAAGCATCGTTGGTTAATCGCCACGCTGTACCACCAAATGATAGAATAGTAAAAGCGTTAGCAACCATTGATTTACCTTGTTCAGGTATAGCACCAACTACTGGATTTTCTTGTTCTTGCGGAACAAAACCCACGTTAGGTGAAGTAATTTTACTACCGTCAATCTTAGCACCGTTCATACCTAACAACGAAAGTATGGAACAGTTTTGGATATATGGTGATGTTGTAATAAACGGTCTTGTATTAGGTAAGTTTACATAATCAGCACGATCGGTAATATTTGTATCAAAAGGATCGTCAAATGCAACAGCATAATCAGCTGTAATTAATGGTACTTGGTTTTCATCAATACCATCTCTAAATGTAAATTCACCAAAGTAACAAGCGTTTCTAACACGTAGCATATCTCTGTTTGCATTACCAGGACGAATAATACAACCACGTAAACCGTCACCTTTGATAACTGTGTTATCTGGAACAATAAGTGGATTGTCTTCTGTATAGTCACCAACAGCAACTTTTACGTTTACACGTACACCGTTAGTAGTTCCGTCTGCATTGTACACAAGTCCTGATGCAATTTGACAAGCTCTCTTAACAGTTTTAACTGGAGCACTTTGTCCATCGTTAGCATCATCACCTTGTTCTGCAGAAACGTAAACAACGTTACCGCCAAAAATATCTGCATCTTGGAAAAATAAATTTCCGTTAGCGTCTGTTGCAATAAGCTGACCGACAGTACCAACCTTTGGAGGCAATGTAAGGTTGTATCCTGCGTCAAGCGTATCTGGAGATTTTAATGAAATACCATCTGCACCAGAACCTGTAAGTTCTTTGAATGTTAATGTATTTGCATTTTCAATACTAATATCATCATTTGTAAATATTCCATTATCTGTAATTGACATTTTTAAGTCATTGTTTACAGTTGCAGTAATTGCAGCTGATGTACTATCACCTAAGTCATCTACTTCTAATTGTGTATTTCCTTCAAATACTCTTCTTGTAATATCTTGTACAGTGTTATCATCACGCAATAGGTATACTTTACCATCTGCTGTGTTGATTGCTAATTCACCTGATTCTAATTGAGAAACTAACGGCTGCTTACCAGCCACCGCACTACGCTTGTGTCTAATCTTTGTTGCCATAAAGGCTGCCTCCTATTTAGGTACGGGTCAAGTCTATAAAGACGCCCAATTACACGATAAAAATCGCTCTAATGTTATTTATCATAGGAGTAAAAGTGGCAGCTTTATTAGAAAGTGCCACCATCAATAGTATCAGACCAAATTGGAGTTGCATCTGAATCACTTGTTACAGTTAGTACTTGGAATGTTTCTGAAGCATCTGCATCGCCTGCTGCGGCTGTAACTTGTACAGCACCTGTGCCTGCACCATACATAATACCATCTTCAGTAAGTGTGCTTACGCCTGTACCACCGTGTATAACTTCTAAATCAGTAGTAAGTGAAAGTGTACCAGCAGCAATATCAGTAACAGTAATTTTGTTATTGATAGCATCAATCATCTCAGTGCTATCATCTGCAAAAATGCTACCTCTAAACCCTGCTGCGTCAAGTATACCAGTTACAAACAAGTTTTGATCAACTTGGACATTTGTACTAAATGTACTTGTAGTTTCACTTAGGCGTAGTTTTTCAACTCCTGTACTACCAGCATCCATTGTTCTAAATACCATATCAAAGTCTTCTTGTGAACCTGTAATGTCTTGTGCTACTATTTCAATTTGTCCACCACATTCAAAGTTATTGTTAGTAGTTTCTAATTCAAACTTTATACCTGTACCTGCACCAGCAACAATTGCACCACTTACAGTGTGATGAGCAAATGTCATTGGATATACAACATCATCTGCTGCACTATCTGGTGCATTAGCAATAAGTGTTATAGTATCTGGTGTTTCAATTGTTTCGCCTTTAATAATGATTTTATCACTACCCAAGTTACCAATTGTTAATACACCGCTATTGTTTCCATTTAGATAACCATTTACGTGTAAGTTTTTAGCAATACCTACGCCACCAGCTACTGTTAATGCACCTGTTGTATGATTTTCACTTTGCGTATCATTAAGTAAGTTTGTAATAATAGTTGATTGAATATTAAATTCTGTTTCACTTAATGTTGCTCTTAATGTGCCTGCTGTGAAAAAGTCTAGTTCGTCATTATCAGCACCTGGACTATCTTCTGCAACTACTTTTGTATCTTGATCAACATCAATTACACCACCTAGTGTATTCCAAGCAATGCCATCGTAGCCTTCAAATGCATTCAAACTTGTGTTAAATCTTATTCTACCTGTAACATCAACTGGACGTTCAGCAGTTGTACCAACCGGAATCTGCAAGCCTGCTACACTGTCAATAATAACAACTTCGTTGCCAATTGTCATTGTGCCAGTAGCACCACCTATGTTAAGTGTAGTAGCATCACCAAATGCGTTTACAGTTGTTGCTACTGTGTTAATAACATCAAACGATAGTGAAGTTGTTGTGATATTGCTGCCATTTATTTTAGCATTTCTATCAGCAATCAAATCACGATCTGCTACAACGTCAATACCTGAATGTATATTTTGTTGAGCACTTATACCACCAGTAACTTGTACAGCACCAGTTGTGTTATCTGTTGCATTTGTATTGTTAAGTACAATTAATTTAGGTGTTGCACCTAACAAGATTTGTTCTGCACCATCTGTTGTATAGATGTTTACGTATTCACTAATGTTTTCGTGTATTCTAAAATTGTTAATACTATCATCTGGAATATCAATATCTATTTTACCTGAAACAGTATGTTCATCTGTAGTTCTATCTGAACCTAAGTTTGCGTTTGCATTAACAGTTAAGTTAGTTTCAATAAATGTGCTACCTTCAATACCAACACCACCGTCTACAACTAATGCACCAGTGTCTTTGCTTGTTGACTCTGTTTGGTTAGCAATTATTACTTTTGGTGCTGTACCAAATGTAATTGATTCTTCAGCATTTCTAGTATTGATACTTACATAATCTTCGGTGCCTTCTGTAATACTGTATGCTTGTAATGTTTCATCTGGTATACTAATATTAACATCACCATCAAATACTAAGTTTCCATTAACAGTTAGCACACCTTCTATTGTAACATCTGGATTAATTGTTACAGTACCTGTTGCAGCACCAATGTTGATAGTAGTTGCCGCTGCTAACATATCTATACTTTGTACACCTGAATTTAAGAATTCAAAACTTGCACTTGTGCTAGTAATTGCATCGCCGTTGACTGCTAAGTCGCCTGTCATACTTACATCGCCAACAATGTCTCCGCCTGTTGTTTTGTTTAAGTATCTTGATTCAACATAAGTTGCAACAGCTCTTTGTGTAGGTGCAGTTTGAAAATCTTGTGTACCTAAACTTGATAACAATGCTTCGTTGTCACTAACCTCTTTTAATTCAACACCAACTGGAATACCGTTTCTGATAAACGGACCAACACTTGTTAAGCCTTCAAGGTCAATTTCGTTTGCATTTAAGCTGATACCACCAGTAAGTGCATTAACTGCAAAGAAGTTACCAACTCTAAAGTTACCAATTTGGTCAACTGTACCACCAGCAAATATTTTACCTTGATTTGATTCTACAATCTCAGTTTCGGGTATTGCTGTACCTCCAAAGAATGGAAGTGCGTTATATGTCACACCAGCACCAACATATTCAAATGCGTGTCCTGATGTACTTACAGTACTAACGTTGTTTAAGTTTGCTATTTTATCAGTCGTTACACTTATCACTCCTGGGAATACAGTAATATCAAATATACCACCGTATACTAAGTTTAAGTTACTAATTGATGTATCAATAATACTTTGTTCTTCTGCAAGTATTGCATTTCTTTCTGCAAGGAATATTGAGTTACCTAAAGTTAAATCGTGTTCTCTTTCGAACCAATCACCCATTGATTTTGCTTCAATTGCATCAGCAACTCTATTAATTAACAATGCTAGTTCAGCACCTGGAAATTCGCTTGAATCTAGTAATGTGCTACCATCTGGTATTGTTAAAGTTTGTGTTGCTGTGTTACCAAAGCTTCTTGTAACTACTTCATTTTTTGATACTTTGTTTACAATGTCTGCAAGATATTTGTTTGCATATGCTGTAATACCAGTTTGATCGCCGTATGCTCCAGCTATACCTGTAAGTATTGCACCATTGTAATATGCTAATGCAGCTCTACGTGATTGCTTATCACCGCCATACATCATATCATAAAGTGCAGCGTCAATGATGTATCCTGTATCACGTTTACATTTGTCTATGTTGTAAGAAAATCCTAAAATATTTTCGTTGATGTAAGTAATTGTTTCATCTTGATAATAAGATTTTTGTACAAAAAATTCTGATGCTGCATTTCTATTTGCTTCTGCTATCCAAGTATAATTAGGTTCTATTTCTGCAGGAGTGCCAATCAATGTTTGATTTTGCACTGCTGTTTTCAAAATGCCAATCAAATCAGTAAATGTTGTTGCTACCGCAGCATCACCATAATTACCACTTAATGTTTGTGTTAGTGGATTACCTGTTTGAGGAGTAACTGCTACACCTTGTATAGTATCATCAATTACACTTTGCAAGTGTGTGTATGCTTGTACTGTAGGTGTCACTTGTTCATTTGGCAAGTATTGTGTGCTTCCTAAGAAGTAAGCACGAGTTGCAATTAATGTGCTTATGTTTGCTTCGTAAAAAGCATCGTGTACTACTGCATCAATAATAAATCCTGTGTCTCTTTTACATACTTCTTCATCGTAACTAAATCCGTTGTAGGTTGTATTGATAAATGAAACTGTATCAGCTTGTATAGTTGCTTTTTCAGCTAATAGATTTGATACGCCATCAACTACGTCAGTTGATACCCACTGTGGATAATCAGGCTTAATTTCAGCTGGTAATTGATCTAATCCGTCTGTAATTACATCTTGTATAATCTGTAGTAAGTTAGATGCTCTAGCTGCTTCAGTTGCAGTGCCTGCACCAGCAGTTGTGTTTTGTGCTTCGCCTGATTGCCAAGTATAATCAACTGCTTGATCTTGTATAATTTTGTTTAAGATAGTAGCAGTGTATTCTAATGCTTTTGCAGTTTCTGCTTTTTGTCCTTCAACTTGTGTTTGTGTACCTACCCAATAACTACGTGCGGCTCCAACTGTTGCACTGTTACCACCGTATAAAATATCATATGTTAATGCATCTACAATATACTTTGTATCTCTGTCACACTTGGTGCTATTAAAATTAAAGCCAGTAAATGTGTCTGCAATAAATTCAGTTGTCAATGTTTGTATACTTGACTTTTGTGCAATAATTGTGCTATAGTCTTGCTGTAGTTCTGCACTTGCCCAAGTAACACTTGGTAATACTTCGTCACCTAGTGGATTAATATTATCATAACCGTTTATGTGATCAATAATAATATCTACCAATGTTGCGAGTGCTGCACTTTCTGTTGCTGTAGCTGCACCGCCTGTGGTGTCTTGTGGTGTTGTGTTTCCTGTAGTAGGTGTTAATGGTGTGTTTGTAACCACTGCTGGTAACACATTGTTTTTCAAATGTTCATAAGCAGCAGTAGTTGGTGCTAACTGATCTACTGGTAATTGTGCTGCTGCGCCTTCAAAATAACTTGCTGCTGTAACTCTTGTTGCACTGTTACCACCATATAGTATATCGTGTGTTAAACCATCTACAATATATCTTGTATCTCTTAAACACTTATCCTGATTGTATCCTTGTGTAATTACTGCACCAGATACAGCAGATTCAAATGTGTGTACAGTAGGATTAGTTGTATTTGGTCCTACATTAACAGTAATAGTAGTAGCATCAACAGCACTGATTGCTAGTTCTGTATTGTATGCAGGATCGTTTGAGCTGGCACGTGGATAACTCTTAGTTGAGCTAGTTGACGCATCAATTATACCTACATTTACTGATACTGTAGTTCCAGTAACGGCTGTAATTGGCAATGCAGTATCTCTTGCTGGATCAGTTGCTCTTGGATATGTATGCTGTGTTGCGTTTCCATCTGCATCACAAGTAAATGTTAATGAATCATTAGCAATCTTAATACTTGTGCCTACTGTCAGTGAGTGACTACCAATAGTCATTTCTATTACGCCAGTGGCATAGTTGTAAGTTGCATCAGTAACATCGTGATTTACAATTGGTGATGCACCTACGTTTATAGTAATAGTATCTGCGGTTACTGAACTTATAGCAAGGTTTGCTCCTGATGCAGGATCAGTTGACCTTGGATATGTATGATTACTTGAGTTACCATCCATTGTGCAAGTAAATGTTAATGCATCATCAGCAATAGAAAGTGTATTTGATGTTGTCAACGAATGTGCAGTAGAAGTGATTACCATCTCACCTGTTGCTGCATTATATGTTGCACCTGTTACTGCATTTGGTAAATTACCTAAATTTGATGTAACTCCATTTGTTACAGCAGATACAAATGTATGTGTATAGTTACCACCAGACTGTACTGCGGCTGTTGCTGTACCACCTACATATGTGTGATTGCCTTGTCCGTATGTACAACTAAATGCTAAAGATTCTGGTTTTAGTGTAATTGTATCACTTGTTGTAAGACTATGTGATCCTATTGTAAGAACCATATCACCAGTAGCTTGATTGTATGTTGCGCCTGATACATCAAAATTTGTTTTGTTATCATTTACAAATGCAAGTGTTTCTTGTGCTATAAATTCTCTGTTTGCTATTAATCTATCTTTAGCATCAATTACATCTTGGTTTGCACCTACAGGGTTAGTAAATACTAATGCATCAGCTGCTGCATCTGTGCTTTGTACACCGTTAACAAAAATGTCAATTACTTCATTCCACGCTGCTAATGCTCTTGCCTCGCCTATATCACTTAAACCTTTTTCAACTGTTTCTTTACGTGCAAATTTAAATGATTCTAATGTTTGTACACCTTGAGCTTGTTTATTTGTTGCAGCGCCTGCTCTTGAGTAACCAAGACCTGCTGTAACAGCATTATAGTTTGTTCCTAATGCAATGTCTTTTGATACTGCATCTAAAATTAATCCAATATCTCTTTCGCATTTGGCACTGTCATATGAAAAGTTAACATAGTTTTCATTTATGTATGCAACAGTTTCAGCAGCAATAAAATCTCTATTGTTTTGTAGTTGTGCTTTTGCATTTACTTCGCCAGTTGTAGCATTTGTTGGATCAGTAAATGTAAGTGGGTCAGCAGCTTGTGGTGTGCTTACTGCACCATTTTGAATAATATCTATAACTTCATCAAACGCTGCTTCAACATCTGATTGCGATGGTGAATGTGTTGTTGCATCACTTGATCTGCTTTTTGCAAAATTAATACCTGCAATAGTTTCTGTGTTTTGATTACTTAGGACGTATGCACTGTTTGCTCTTTGGTATGACAATCCTGCTGTGACTGCATTATAGTTTGTACCAAGCAGTGTGTCAAATGCCGCTGCATCAATTATAAGTCCTGTGTCTCTTGAACATTTATCTTCGTCATATACATAATAGTTGTTAGCAATGTAAGCAACAACTTCTTCTTGTAAAAATGCTTTGTTTGCTAATACTTGATCAACACCGTAAATTAGTTCGTTACTTGCTGGACCTGGATCTGGATATTCTATACCTTGACTTGGCAGTTGATCAAATTCAATTATATCTAAAACAATATCCCATCTATCTGCAACAGCAGATTGAATTGTTGCATTATTTGTAACTGCTGCTACACCTAAAGTTTTTGCATATTTCAATGAAAGTATTGTTGCTGGTTTCTGTTCTACATTCAAATAAGCAACGTTGGCTCTTTTGTATGCTTGTCCTGCTTGTATACTGTTATGGTTTGTTCCTAACAATATGTCACGGTTGATGGCATCAACAATGTAACCAACATCTCTCTTACACTTTTCTACATCGTATGTAAGTGTAGGATTATTTGCTAAGTTGTATTGTATTGCATCGTTTATAAATCCATCTCTACGTGCTGCAATAATATTTGCTGCATCAATTTGTAATGGTGGTTCGTCTCCGTAAGTTGGATATGTAAGTGTTGCTGGCAATCTTGAAAGTGTAACATTGTCAATCATATCTTCAACGTTAAACAATAAACTATCTAAGAAACTTGCTTCACTTTGTGTTGCATTGTTACTTCCAAAGTCTTGTGCTACTCCGTTGCCTGATGTTGGTGTTACTGAAAGTCCTCTAACAACTCTTGCAATAACAAATCTCATTCTTGCGTAAGTAGCAACAACAGCGTTTCTATCATTTGGAGTCAAGTCACTAAATTGTGTACCGCCTGCTCCGTTTGCAAAATAATATTTACATTCTGTGACTGTACTACTGTTACCATTGTACAGTACGTCAAATGTCATAGCATCAATTATTCTTTCAAAGTCTAATTTGTAATCATCTTCGTCATATACAAATCCTGGTGCTTCTGCTGATAAGAAAGTTGTAAATTCTTCTAACATAAAGTTTTTGTTAGCTTGTAATTGATCTTTTGCGTCAGCTCTGTTATCATCTACACCAGCGTGTTCTGGAAAAACTATTACGTTTGCAGAGCTATCGCCGTCATCAACAATATTCATAAACTGGTTGAAGCCTTCTTTTACATTTTGTAATGCAATACTACTTGCTTGTACTTCTGCAAGTGCTTCAAATTTTTCACTTAAAAATCTAAATGAAGACAACAATAAATTTTTGTATCTATCTCTATATTCGTATTCTTGTGCAATCCTAATAACTTGCTGATTGCTTTCAAGCACTGCAAACATTTGAATACCGTTTATCAGTGTTGTCATATCTCTTTTATAATCAGCTTGATTGTAACTTAGTTCTGTAAACTGATCATTAATGTATGCTACAACTTCTTCAACTAAGAATTCCCTATTTTCAATAACATTATCTTTAGCAATTATTCTAGCAGGATCAATTGTTTGCAAGTCATTAAATGCACCTGCAAGTGAGTTTGTGTTATTTGGTTGTACACTACTATCACCATCATTAATTGTAGCAGTTATAATGTTGAACAAGTAATCAATTTGTTCTTCCATTGCTAGATTAGTAGTTTCTGCTTTCATCAAGTCACGAGCTTGCTCAATACCATATACAGTTGGTGCCAACTGGTCAGATAGAACTTTACTTGATGTTGCTCTTAAATAACTTGTTGCTGCGGCTTGTGATTGATACTCTGTGCCTAACACAATGTCAGCAGTCACAGCATCTATAATTCTACTCAAGTCTCTCCTACAAACTTGTTCGTCATAAACAAAAGGAGGATTGATTTGGTTTGTACCAGTAATATAATAATACAGCGGATCGCCGTCAAATTTAATAATACTACCTGTCTGTGGTTTATCTCTTAAACTGTTTAGCCTTACTGAAACGTTTGACGCAAGGTTGACTGTACCTGTAGCTTGTGCAGTTGCTCCACCTCCACTAAATGAAATCAGCGGAACACTAGTATATCCACTACCTGAATCTTGTATTGTTACAGCAGCAAGTCTACCTGATGTAGTGTCAATGCTTGCTGTAGCTGTTGCTGTTGTACCGCCAGGTTTTGATGGTGCTTCAATTGATACAGTTGGAGCAGAAGTATAATTTGCACCAGGTGTGTTAATTGTTACACTGGCAACAGTACTATAATAATCTTGTTGTGGTCTAGCAGTTGTGTACGCTTGTGGAAAGAAACCATCTGCTTCAATACCTACTAAGCCAAAGTCACTAACTGAGTTTGAAATAGATAGATAGCCACCTCTTGTTGTTTTAAAACCAACACTACAAAATACTGAGAAGCAACTAACAATCTGTGTATATCCAAAGTTATCAATCCAAAAACCAATACCACCTTGAGCAATTTGCGTAAACGCATCAGCAACCATACTGAACACAAGCGATGCAGGATCGTATTTGTTACCGTCAACATACATACCGCCACCGCCGCCTGTATTGTTAACTTGTTTGCTAAATGGCAAAGAAGGATTGTCTTCTACCATTATAGGTTTAGCACCTGGTTCAACACCTGGAATCTGTACAGTTTCAAACGGAATAAATTCAGTTCCGTCATTCAACCACGGACCATTCATATTTGTACAGTTTTGTACATATGGTGATGTGGTTACAAGTGCGCCTTCTCTAATTTCAACACACCAACCCGGATAGCGCAATCCTCTCATTGTAAGTTCGTGTATGTAACAGCCATTACCTACATAAAAGATTGTTTGTGTATTATTTCTTGGAAATACTCTAGTGTTTCTTAAATCACCAGTACCTCTAATGGTAACAAAGTCTGGTAACACAATTGGGTTTTCTTCAAAGAAATCTCCTGGACCTACAAGAATTGTAGTTCCGGATTGTGCTGCTTCAACAGCACTTTTAATTGTTGCTTTAGCACCGTCTGGTCCTAAGCTTTTACCGTCATTCAGATCATTACCATCTTGCGTAACATAAAGGATGTCTGTCGCTTCCGGTCCACTTGCGTTTCCGGTAACAACTAAGTCTCCATCTATCTTGACTTTGCCGCCAGCTGGTTCAATTAAGACTTCGCCATCGGCTGTCAATGTCACACTTTGATCCCCAATTAATCTTGAATGTAACGACTGTCTCTTAAAATAATCCATTTATACTTCCAAATAACTTACTGTAACACTTAAATTTTGTGGATTAGCTCCTACAAAAACTAATCTATCATCTGCTTCTAAAATCAATCTCTCAACGTTGAAAGTAAATGTATCTGCTGCTGCAACTTTCAAGTCATTCAAAACTAAGTTTCTAAGTGTTTTACTTTGCCCACTTGGAATAACGTGCATATCAAATGATGAATCATTTGCTCCGCTTGCGTCATCAAATTGGTTGTTACACACTAGAACTGTAGTTATAGCATATTTCTTAGCCGCAGGAACTGTAATTAGTGTTGTATCTGTGCTTGCTATTTGTGCGTTTACTATTGCCATTTCTGTTCCTCTAAAATATAATACTAAAAAGTAGTGCTTTGTTTCGACTTGCTAGTTCGTCTTGTGTTGTGTCTTCGTTTACAAAAAATATACCTGTTCCTCCATCTGCTAATGGTTTACTGTATAATGATACTCCGTCTGATGGTACGACTGGATCATCTAATTTTTTTATTGTAGTTGCAGTATCTAGTCTAACTCCACCAGTACCTGCACCTGCTATAACAACATCACCGTTTACATCACTAGATGTGATTGAGTTTTGAGTAATTTTTATATTACCAATCTCTAAACGATTCTCGAACATTGTAGCTAACAAGCTATCATCGATTTTAAATTCGATCCTACTTGTTGATGAATCAACTTCAAAGTCAAAAGTCTTAACGCTAGTTGGTGTTGTATCACCTTTTGATATACCTGTTTGTAAATTTTCAGTTGTATAACCTTTTACAAAGTCTTCAAGTACCCTAGCATTCACAAGTGCGTCATCGTCATTCGGCAAGGCTAGTTTAGTTGGTGTACTTGGATTAGTTTGAATTGAGTCTCCATCATATGGATAAACTTGTTTTTCATAATCCGTTGTACCTGTTACAGTAACTATACCAGTACCTTCTGCAAGTAAAGTTAAATTATTAACTCCAATTATATCTGGTCTGATGCTTGATGCAACTAATCCATTTACTGCATTAGTTGAGTCCTGTAATATCCAACTACCTTGACGTGCGATTCCACCGCTTATGCTGTTAATTCTTTCGTCCCAAAAGAAGTATGCATCATTTGCGATTCCACGTTCAACTATTAAACCGGCTGTATTTAATGTAACTCCGCTACCAGTTTCACCTGCGTTGACTGTAATAGTATTATCTTCAACTACAAGATCACTAGAGCCAATAGACGTGCTTTCACCTTGAACTGCAAGATCACCAGTAACTGTAACAGCACCTGCTGGTCCTACATCTAGTTCAATGCTTCCGCCACTATCTACTTTGATTACATAGCTATCGGCGCCAATCTTATTGATACGTTGAGCCATTTAGACACACTCCTCTTATGCGTCTTCAGTGAAATCGTCGTCGTCTGTACCTGATAATGTGTTATCATCACCAGCTTCTTCCATCCTTGCAATTCCTGCTGCTGCTGAACCTGTCAATACATATGTTTGTGCTTTACCATCTAATGCATTTGAACCTGTTGCGCTTGGTTGAGCTAGTGTAATTTTCCTACCAGCGATTTTAGATACGCCGTAAGTTTCTGAATCTGAACCTTGTACTGAGATTGACATTTCGCCTGCTGCTAATGCTGCTGGTAGTTTACCAGTTACTAGTGTGCAAGTAAATTCGCCTGCTGTTCCAATTTCTTCACATACAAATTTCTTTGAGCCTTTTTGTTTAACAATGTAACCTTCTTTAACTGCTGTGCCGTTATGAAAGTTTACTTTAATCTCTGTACCACTTGCTGTAGGGCCTGTGCCTGCTACACCAAATAGTCTTTTATTAAGTGGTCTTCCCATTTTTTTCTCCTAATTTAGTAGTCCTATGCCCGTTCTATGAGCTACGCTGCGGGTACAGCATAAGTCCGCCTTGCGGCACACTATCTGACAATAGTATTTATCCTTTTCGAAAAAATGGGTTATAATGTTCGTAAAAAAAGGCCTACCATAAATGATAGACCTTTCTTATTAATGCTTTGGGAGGATTCGGGTTTACCTCCAACCCCTCGACCGAGATACCATTCTCAAAGCCAGGGAGCCAAGTTCCGCTCGGTAGAGCGATGTGACACAGCGTATTTCTACTACCACGCCTGGGTACCACCCCTAACATTGCCAAGTTACACACTCTGGTAAATGTGACGTTCCTTGCACAAAGCTGATAACAAACCGTCGTCTATTAACAATATATACACTATAGCAAAATAATGTACAAAGGTCAACCTATTTTTGTTATTTTTTCTGCATATTTTCTATTATTTTTTTCAATTTGTTCGTATTCTACACGCTCACCTATTACAAACTGATGTTGATTTTTATCAAATAGCACGTCAACACGTACTTGTCCAAATGCATCTGGACGTATAACACCCCACTTGCCTGCAAATTTATAAACTTGACCTTTGTATACCATTGTATTACTCCTTGTGGGTATTTACTCATAAAAATAGGCCCCGGAGGGCCTATTTTGAATTATTAAGCTACGCTTATGAGAAGCTCAAGTTAGCTGTTGTAACTTCAACTTTCTCTAGGTAGTCAGCTGCATTACCGAGTGATGATGCAGTGTTTGACAACTCAACATATCCGTAACGAGTCATAAATGATACGACTGGCTCAAATGATGTTGGGTCAAGTACAACGCCGCTGCTCATTAATGGAATGTATGGGCAGTAGAACGCTGCTGCGTCTGACTCGCTAGTACCTTTGTAACCAACTAGTACATCATCGTCGCCTGCATATGTGTTCACATAAATTTTCATTGCGCCGTTTAGTGTACCAACCATTTTTGTGTTTGTTGGTGCTTCAAAAGTACCTTCAGTTGTTCTTGCGAACGCTGAAGTTGTTGCTGACTGTAGTACAGTCAAGATCGCTGGAGATACGACTGACCAGTTACCTGCGCCTCTTCTTGTTCTCTGTGCGATTCTGTTTGCTGCTCTGTTGATTAGAACTGCAAGTGCTGCGTGTTCGTCACCAACGAAAGTAGCTGTACCTGATACGCCTGCTTGGTTGTATGTATCAGTTCCTGTTCCTGCCAATGTTGCAAGTGATGCTAGGATCTCTTGGTCGATTTCAGCAGTAATTTCTTGAGCCAAAGCAGCCATAATTTCTGCTTCAACGTCAATGCCGTGCTGGCTTTGAGCGTCCTGAGCCGCTTCAAATGTCCAACGTGCTGACAACTTACGTGACTTAGCTTCAACAGTCTGTTTCAAGATCTGAATGCTTAGTCTGTTACCAGCAGCACCTTCTAGAGCCGCTGTAGCTGCACCTTTTGCAGTTGTTGCGTCACCTGAATATGCTTCAGCAATTTTGAATGGTGAAAGTGCTTCTTCTCCAGCTACTGCACCGGCTGCGCCTGTACCTGCTGTGTCTGAGTAGCGTACTCTCAATGTGTGGATTTGACCCACTGGACCTGTCATCGGCTGAACACCAACGATTTCGTTTGCAATCACTGTTGGCATAACACGTCTGATCACTGGTAGGATCACACGGTTAAGTGTTGCGATATTGCCGGCAGAGGTAGCTCCAGCACCTGCAGTCTCAGCCAAATACTTGCGTGTATTCTCAAGTGTTGACGCCATAACTGCTTTCTTATTGCCATTTAGGCCTTCAAGAAGTGCTGTTTTAGTCTCTTGCCAGCGACTTTCTAATAGTTCTGACATTGTTATCTCCTTAATTCAAACCAGCTAAACGCTTGATATCAACTACGTTGTTATCAGCCTTTGCTGCCATATCAGTTGTTTCGGTTTCCCTGTTGCCTGTTACTTCTTTTGCCTCTGCTAAAACTGCCTTCTTCGTTGGACTCTTGCCGTCGATAACTGCCGGTAAGTATTTCTCAAACTGTGATTGTAATTTTCCTGTTTGAACTGATTCTAACAAGTCCATCATTATTTCTTTCTGGTCGATGCTCAATGGAGCAACTAAACCATCAATTTTTTCTTTGCGTGACACAGATTCAGTGATCTTTTTGTTCTCTGCTGCCTGTGCTTCTGCAAGTTTGATTGCTTTAGACGCTGCTTCTTTTGCTTCTGCAAGCTGTTGGTCTTTAGTACCTACAACTTTTAGTAGTTTAGAAGTTTCACTCTTCTCGTTAAGATATGAGTGTTGATATTCATTAGCAAATGCTTCGAATAGCTTACGTCCAAAATCATTCTGGCGTGCTGCTTCAATATCTTCTTTCAGTGCTGAAATCTCTTTGGTGAGACCTTTTGACACTGTTTCTGATACCAACGCTGCACTTTTCTTAATAAACGTTGACTTAACGCTATTAAGATGTTCTTTGGCTTCGCGTACAAGACGTACTTTAGTTTCAGCCAAGTCTTTTTTGTCTTCGTAAAATTCTGCAAGTTCTTTAGCAAGTGATTCTACTACAAACTCTTCAAGAGCAACAAACTTATCAGCTGTTGCTTTTTGATCTGCGTGTAGTTCTTTTATTTCTGAAGCTAGTTGCTCCGAAACAAAAGTTTTCATTAGGTCTGCATTTTTACGCTGAGCAACAGCAAATTTTGCTTTTGCTTCTGCTAGTTGTTTACGATCGTCTTGGAATTCCGCAATTTCTTCTGCTAACTTTTCCGTAACAAGACTATCAATGGCTTCCACCATTGTTGCTTTGTCGTGTTCGTATTTTTTAGCAAATTCTTCACGTAGTTCACTAGTAACTTCAAGGCGATTTTCTTTAACCTTTGCGTTCCACGCTTCCTCTAACTCAGAACGTACTTCTTCCGATAGTGCGTCATTTTCGAAGAGATTTTTGAGTGCATCTAACATTAATTTCTCCTCGTTATTGGAGCCTGTCTATTATATTCAATAGACTCTCTTTTAAATACTTTTGTGCCTTTTTGTCGCCTTGGACTTCTCTTGAAGTTAAAAATGCCTTGTATCCACCTCTTTCGTTCATTAAATGTTCGTAAATTGGTGTTGGATACGCACCGGGGGCGCTTGGTTGTGCCACAACGTCCACAGTAATAATCTCGAATCCGGCAACTTGTCCGCCGCCGTCGACTTCACCACTACCTCTCGATGAAACGCCTAGTTTAACTCCGCTTTCAAGCATTGTTTTTACTAATTGTCCCATCGGAGTTGGTAGTACTTTTAATTTTCCATAACCATTTGGACCGTCCATCCACATTTCATTAATCATATGTGATACACGATCTAAGTTAATATTAAGTCCTTCAGGATGATCGACTTCGCCTAACACTGAGTAGCCGCCACTAATTTGTTCGTTGAGTGTGGTGACAGCCCTGCTAATCTCATTTACGGGATAAACACGCTGATTGGCGTTTTTGACTCCGCCTTGAATACAAATTCCTTTCATATAAAGGTCTTTGCCGTCATTAGCAGACTCAACTACAATCTTAGCCTGGTCAAAACTCAGATGCTCGTTTAAGTGTCTCATTCGTCAGTCCTTATGCGCCAATAGTTGATTTCTTATTTGCGCCATCGTCTCCCTTTGCAGGGGCTTTTGCTGCCATTGGTTTGCCAGCTTTTCCACCAGGAACGTTTACGTTACCAGCGGTATCTTCTTTTGGCTTTGCAGGTGTCATTCCTGACTCTTCACCGCCTTTTGCAATGTTTGATGCGTCTCCGCCCATATCATTTGCTCCAGCTACTGGTGATTTTGCATTTGCGCCATTGTCACCCATTGATGCTGATACTTTGTCTGTATACTCACGCATAATTTCTGTTTGTGACTTGTTTTCATTTTTTGATTCTTCTACTTCTTCGTCAGTAGCTTCTTCTACTTCCTCATCAGTTTCTTCAAAAGCGACTGCTTCTTCTTCTTTTTCGTCGTCGCCTTCTTCTGAATCCATATCCATAGGCATTTCGTCACCATCTTCATCTCCTGGTGCTTCATCATCCATCATTGCTTCGAATTCTGCTTTTAATGCTTCTAGTTCATCTTCTAGATCCATTACACGATCTTCGATGTCGCCATCTTCTTCGTCATCGCCCATACCCATATCGTCTGCTGGTGCTTCATCGTCCATTCCTGGCATTTCAATGTCGCCCATCATATCGTCTGCTGGGTCAGCTTCTACTGCTGGCTCGTCAAAGATACCTTCTTCAACTTCATCTTCAGAAGTAGCTTCTTCAACTTCTTCATCATTTGACTCTTCTACTTCTTCGTCAGTAGCTTCGTCTAAATCATCTTCTGATGACTCATCAACTTCTTCATCAGTTGCTTCATCTACTTCTTCATCAGTAGTTTCTTCAACTGCTTCATCTTCGTCTTCTAGTAGTGATTCATAAATATCTCTTGATTTTTCAACCACGATTTCGTGGAAAAGTTCTGCTGCTTTTTCGCGATCTTCGTTAACAAGATGCTCAAGCATTTCTTCAAACTTATTGTGCTCAGTCATTGTTATCTCCTTTAGTTATCTTTACAAGGCTGTCAGTTATATTTACACTTTTTCGAAAATATACGCTTAAAATGGGGTCAAAACAGCGTATTTTAAGATTTTAATGGCGTTATACCAAAAAAATCAATAAAACTATCAATTGTAATGTGTTTCAAATTTTTACAATCTTTTAACGTATCCGGTATATAGCTTTCCTCATTTTCCGTTACTCGAATGTATTTAGTCCTTACAAACTGATTTATACAGGCCATAGTTTGACGCTGCCAATTTCCGTAATAAGTGGCTCTATCGTTTATGTTTTTATAGTTTTGAGTGCCTGAATATATATTGTTTACAAGTTCGTTATCTTTGCCTAAACCAACATAATCAAAGCCTAAAATGTATATTTCTGCATTATCGTGCATACTTGCCATATGTAAAGCAGTAGGCCCACTGCTCCAACCTTTATTTGGGTTGAATTTGTTTATGTTAGGATCTTGCTTGGTTAATTTGTTAGGATTGCTCCACACTTCGTGTTTGTGTTGATAATTGGTTTTTTGTATTTCCATTATCATTTTAGTATCAACAGCAACCAAATAGTCAGGTGCAAATGTTCTAAATAGTGCATTACATCCATATATTTTTCCGTGCTGTTTTAAATCAAACGGGTTGATAATTTTACGACTTGTACCATTTCCAAGCACAAATGCTACTTTTTTGTTTGACACTAGTCACCTTTTGTTAAACTGCCGCTGCTGCTTGTGCAGCCAATCCGTACATTTGTTTAACCTTTTCAAGCTCTTGTGCTGTATCTTTTTGGTGACTTTCGGCAGCTTTACGAGCTTTATTGATATCTTTTAGAGAAAGCCTAGTTTTTCTTGTATCGTCAATTTTTAACACACTTGTATCCTCAGCAGGACTATATGTCAAATCTTCAATCGGCTCTAGGTTATCTTTGTCAAAGTAAAAAAGTTCTCTAAGTATCATAATATTATTTATACAGTTTGGTCAGTTGGCTCTGCCTCTGCTCCTCCTCCTATATCAGCACCTGTTGCAGTCTCTGGTGCAGTACCATCTCCGGCATCTACAGTTTCACCCGTATCACCAAGTTCAGTTTCAAGTCCACCAAAGTCATCTGCTATTCCTGCTCCAGACAATCCTGCTGCTCCCATTGCAGGCTCTTGTGCTGCTGCATCTAAGTTATCTTGGTTTTCTTCCATCCACAAGCGTTCATTCTCTGCAATCTCTTCATCACTAAGTCCTAAGAAACGTTTCAGTGCAAATCTATTTGACATAAATGGAACTGCTTGAATTGTGCTAAATGTACTAATTCTGTTGTTATCAAGTTCTGCTTGTCTATATGCAGCAAAGTTTTGTGGAGGTGTTAGATCTAAGTCAAACATTGAATAATCAACATTTACACCTTTGTTTTTTAGATATAATTTAAATTCTGTATTGAATACTTCTTCAAGCATTCCTTGAAGTCTTTCACAATACTTGTTGAATCTTAGCTCTTGAATGTATGCTGTACCAACTCGTCCATCATTATACTGTGATGCACCGTCGTCGGCGCCAGTAGGCAAGTAGGAACTAGGTATACGCAGGCCGCGAACCAGTTTGTTGGTAAAATATCTGAGATCATCAATCTCTCCTAAGTTTGTACCTCCAGGCAGTGTTTCAACTTTACTTCCACGCCCTTCAGCAGTTTGTGGAAAGAAGTAGTCTTCATTGATTGACAGTGGGTTGTATGACGAGTCTATAACATTCGTACCGCCACCTGTCTTGGATGGGATTCGTCTTTGATGTATTTCCGTTTTAACACGTTCCACAAATTGCATAGCAAGGTGTGAAGGCATATTGCCCACATCAACGTAGAATACTCTGCGCTCTGGCGCACGTTGGACACGATAGATAATAATCGCATCTTCAAGCAATTCTTTTTGCTTGTATACCTTAAAAATACTTTCTAGTAATGAATTACCAAAAGGAAAGTTTTGATCTAAGCCTTCGCTCATACTTAAATGGATTACATTATTTGCATCAACAAATGTTTCGCTTTGATCACTTTGCCATCTGCTTGTTCCAGACGGTGGTGTTGCTGAACCTGTGGCTGCTCTTTGGCTAACTGTTTGATAACCTGCTGTGCCTCCAGGGCCATAACTGTTTTGCTGATTAAGTGGTGTTGCTTCTAATGCACCAAAGGCAAAGTTAAGATTTTTTATTACATACTGCTCCGGACGTTTTCCTTCACTTTCGTTAACAATAATCTTTGTTACTTGACTAGGATCCACGTGAAACCATTTTTGTGTTTCAGGATCTCTAATAAAAAATTGATCGCCATACTTAAATGAATTACGTATGATACGAAACATACGTGTATCAAATTGTTGTATCTTACACCATTGTTTTAGATACTCACCTAAAATTTGTACTTCAGAATTATTTGCTTGTTTCTTAAAATTAATGTTAAAGTGTGTATCGTTGTCCTTGGCTTTTTGTGAACAAAACTCTGCTAGGATATCTAGTGCAGCGTTTACTTCGCTATCGCTGTCCATTGTATTGTATTGATTGTAACGTTCAATACGATTTGGCGAACCAACATATACATCTGGCAAATGTGAACTGTAATTTGAAGCAGCAGGGCCAGGACCAGCTTGTCCTTTCATACTGAATGGACTATAACTTCCATTTGCATTACCTGCTGTTGGTACTGGTGTAAAAAATTTCTTCCAACTCACGTGCCTATTCCTTTTAGCATATTGCCGCTCAATCCTTTTGTAGCTCTAAATTGTCTTTTTCCTGTATCAGCAGCACTACTTTCAACTCTTAGCAAACTTTCTAATAATGAATTTTGTGTGTTTAATTTACCTTCGAGCATAGTCATCATTGTTTCTGATATATTATTACTTATCGTATTAGTGTCACTATTATACGACGAAGTGGCATTATTGTCAATCTGTGAACGCAATCCACGCATTGCTGTAACTAAATTACGTGTATTTTCTGTGCTTAACACATTACCTGGACCAGAAATAAGTTCTGGACCCATTTCTCCTGTAACACCAATTTCTCCTGATCTAATATAACCGCCATCTGCAAAACCTCTGCCTGTGAATCCTCTTGTTTTATAATCGTTGATTCTAGCTCTTGTAAATGCTTCGCCTGTTTTAACTATGGCAGAAGAAAGTTCTGCTTGCATCTGTTCTATTTCTGCTCCTATTGCTTGAGCTTGTTGAGATTGTCCTGCAAGTGTAGCTTCTGTTTGTCTAAACTGTAATTGTGCAATTTTTTGTTCAGTATCTTTAACTTCTTTTCGTGCATCAGTAATTTCTTTTGATAATGTTTCAGCAGTTTCTTTTACACCCTCATTTGTTGCTACTCCTAAGTCGCCTACCATCATATTTCCAACATCGCCAACTTCCATATTTTCAAATCGATCAAGTGCCAATCTACCGTCTTCGTAAACTTTTGCTACGTTCTCTGATGCTCTAAATAAATTGTCAACTACACCACCCAGACTGTTTGTTATCTCTCCAACACTAGGCATTGCATCTTGTACTTTTTGTAATGCACTTACGCCCATTTCTTCTAAGTTTTTAAGTGCTGTTTGTTGTGTTGCAAGCACCATTTCACGTGTTGCTTCGTTCAATCTTATAGTTTCGTCAATTAGATTCCTTGGATCTTCTTGACTCATCTGGATTTCTTGTTGACGTTCTATTTCAGCAGTTATTCTTTGCAATTTTACAAGTGTATCTTCAGCAGCAGCGCCAGCTGCATTTAATCTGTTTGCAAACACATATGAATCTTCTCTCAATTGGTTTTGTGCTTGGCTTATGCCTGTCAAGTTGCCCAACATACCAATTTGTCTAGCTTCTTCTGTATTCAAATAACTTGTAAATGCTGCTTGTGTGTTTGATATACTTTGATCAAATGCACTAAAATCATTTGTATTCATACCCTGTCTAAATGCATCTACTTGTGCTTGAAATTCATCAGCACTATCACCTAATGCAACAAATGCTTGTCTAGTTGCGTCTGTAGTGGGAGCACCACGTATTAACAAGTCTTTGAACAATTCAGAAAATTGTGGCCCCATAGTAGAACCAATTTTTGTTAGTCCTGTGGTAAGTGCTTCGCTTGCATCAGCACTTTGTCCAGTTAAGAATGCTTGCACGTCACCTTGACGTCTTGCTTCTTTCATTTGATCTGCAAGATCTTCACGTTGCTTACCTGTAAGTTTACTCAGTGCATCTAACTCTTTTGCAAACTCTAATGCACTTGCATTTCTATCTCTACCAACACTGCGTTCTAGTTGGTTGTCTTGTTCAGCAATTTCTGCATAGGTTAACAAGTTTTCATTTATATCGTCAACTGTAAAACCTAATCTACGTAAATTAGATCCTACATCACTTGATAAAACACTACTGCTAAACTGTCTAAATCTGCTGATTGCTGTATCAGTGCTGCCACCAAATGCACTTAATCCTTCTGCATTGTCTTTAAACAGTTTGGTCATTTGTTCAACAGTCATTCCAAGTTCAGCAGCAGCAATTTTTATTTCTGTCATTTGCTTGCCAAAACTTGCACCAATGCCTGTTAAACTTTGATATTCTGCTAAACTTTCTTCAGCAAACATTGTTAATGCGTTTACAACTTTGCCTAGTTTACCTAATATTTTTGTGTTTGTTTCTAAAGATTTACTATAATCAGATAGTTTCATACTACCAGATAGTAAATTACCTGCCAGTCCAACTACTGCATTTCCTGCGCCTTTTGCTTCTCTTCCTAAGAAAGCCAAGGCATTACCGCTACCAGTCATTAATTCTTCTAAGTTAGTAGCCAAAAGACACACTCCTACAGTTTTTGGTTTATAAATATTCTATACTAGTATTTACCTAGGGAATAATTATGGAAAACGAAAGCCCTCTCAAAAAATATACAAGACAGCCAAAAATCTATATAGATTTGCCTAGTAAAGGCAAATATTATAGCAATAATGTGTTATATGAAGATTCGTATTCAAATTTAGCAGTGTTTAGTATGACTGCTAATGATGAAATACTTTATAGAACACCTGATGCTTTGATAAACGGGCAAGCAACTGCGAAAAATATTCAAAGTTGTATCCCTTCTATACTAAAACCATTTAGCTTGGTTACTTTAGATGTTGATGCTTTGTTGCTATCAATACGTATGGCAACCTATGGTCCAAAAATGCAAATTGGTCAACGTTGCAAAAAATGTAACGAAGAAAATGAATACGAAGTTGATATTTCAAAGTATATCGAATATTTGAACAGATTAGAATTTGATGACAGTATAACTTACAACGATTTCAAAATAAATTTTGTTCCTTTGACATATACTGATTATACTGACTTACAAAAAGAGTCAGTAGGTTATCAACGAGCATTGAGTATACAAATACCAAACATCAAAGACGAAGATGAAAAAGCAAAAGCTACTGATCAAATTTTATCATCAATTGCAAAAATGAATATGAAATCAATATTGCTTTCTATCAACAGCATTGAAGTTGATGGTGAAGTTGAAAAGGACAAAAAAGCAATTTACGAATTCATTGAAAGCTATGATGTTGATATGTTCAAAGCAATCAAAGCACATATAGACAAGCAATACGAAACGTGGCTGTTACCAGAAGAAACTGTAAAATGCACTGCCTGTGATGCGGAAAACAAAATACGTATCACAATCGATCAAACAGATTTTTTCGCAAAAGGCTAATCTACTTAGATGATAGTGCTGTAGAAGAATTAGCCAATGAATTTGAGAATGATATAAAAAGAATAAAAGACACTATCTATAGACTCAGTTGGTATATGAGAGGCGGTATCTCTGTGAATACATTGTTATACGATACCGATATGGAAGATCAAGAAATTATATCTAAAATTGTAAAAGACAATATTGAAAATACTAAAAATGCAAAAATGCCATTGCTGTAATTATCTAGGACCCATTGCTGCATCAGCTTGTGATTGATTAGTGTTAGTAGCATTGATAGCATCGCTTGCAATTTTTACAATTGGATCCTGTGTTGGATCTTGAGTTGTATCTCTTTCAATCCTTGTACCTGTTCTAGTTACTACACGATTTGTTGGCATTGGAATACTTGCTGCCTCAGGTCCTGTTGCACTTGCCAATGCTTGAGGAGTAGGAGCAAGATATAGTTCTTGATTTTCACCGCCTGGTCTTGACCCTGCTCTATCACTAACAGCAACAAGTTCGTGTGTATCTTTTAGCTTGTCTGCCATTTCTGGTGTGTAAAGGAACACGTAATCACTCAACTGTCCAAGTTGTCCAGATGACATTGGTTTTGGTTTCAATGCAGCAGATGGTCTTTGGCTAGGATCAATTTCTAATGCATCGTATATTGCATTTGTTCTGTCTCCTAATATCAAATAAGGAACTTTGACTTTTTCCATATCCGGAGGAAAAATCATATCTTGGAATGCTAATTTTGCCCATTCGCTTGATGCGTGTGCAGTACCAGTAGGCATTTTCTTTACACCTTTTTTGAATGTTAGTGCATCTCTTAAAGTTGCTCCACCTAGAGCACCATTTGTAACGGAGTTAAGTGAAACTGCAATAGTATCTGCGGCTGCTCCTACTGCGCCAAAGAACACACTTGCGCCTACGCTTGCTATGTATTCTGCTAATTTCATTTGCACACCAGGTCTAGTCAACAAATATGTTGCACCCCAAAATGCTGCTTCAGTTACAATCATTGTAATCAAACTAGGTACAGTACCAACACCAGTGGCAGCACCACCTAGTTGCATTGCTCTGATAGGAGTACGTATAAGGTTTACAAGTGTAACAACTCTAATTACTCTAAATGCCATAGATGTAACTAGAATAACCTGTGAAACAAATAAACCAGTTATAACATCTAGTAACTCTTCTTTTTCTGCGGCACCGCCTTCCTTAAATTCAGAATCTGGTGTAGACGCTACTTGATCATAATTTATAATATATGTTTTGTACAATGCAACATTTATGCCAAGTATACCCAACAACTTGAAGAATCCAGTAAAATATGGAGAAGTTGCTATTTTTGTAAGCCTACTGCTTTTAGAAATTAAATCATCTGCTTGTTCAGCAGTTAATGATACACCTATTTTAAATTTATTAAATGCATTTCTACCTAATTCTTTGAAAGACTCGGGTTTGAAATCTTTTAGAGCAGTAGGAATAGATTTACCACCTTTTAATTTGGTAATAAACTTGTTTGCATCTTTTTCTGTAGTAAATTTAAAGGTTTGATCTTGTAAGTTGACCAAAAATCCATTGTTAACCGGAACAGCTCTTGCCTTAGTTGGGTCGGAAAAACTAGGTTTTGCATTCAAATCTCTATATGTTTTTGTTAATTTAGCAGCAACACCTGCTTTAGCAGGATTGTTTGTCTTTGCATCTACCCATTGTTTAGTTTTTTCATTCCATTTATAATCTATACCACCAACAGACAACCTTGTCAATGGCTCAATCTTGATAGCTTCTTCTTTGATTATAATTTTTTCTTCGGATATTAATTCAACTAATTTCATTCATAAGTGTTCCAGCTGTATAATGTATTTAGTTTATATTAGTTGAACTACGTTCAACTGTGTTTTCGTTATCACTCAACACGAATCATTAGTTCTTGATAACAATATTAATAAGGCATATGCTATGCATATGCTTTTAGTATTATTCAGATTGTGAAGTCATAATTCGCCCGTTGCCGGGCGAAGGTAGCTTTTGAGCATTATTCGAGTCGCTTCAGCCATCTTATTAAAAGAGATTCTTACGGTGTAGCGTATAAAATTAAATTATACGGTGTAGCGTAAGTCGGAGGCGGTTGACCTGTATCCTCCTACTCTAGCTTCGTCATATCAACGGAAGGCAGTAATTCCCTAACAAGCGAAAACACTTACCCTGTGGTTGCTTTTTCTCAGAGCCACAATCCTTTAAAACCTATCGTATGTTTCTTCACGCGAGCATACCACACCACCGGCGACGAGCATTACCTCGGCTGGATCTTGGATTTTTTCAGAGCTCGTTATATAGCCTATTTTTGTTCTAGTAGTGCCTGGCGTAGTTTATTTGATCCACCAACTCTAACATTGATGATTCCGTTGTAGTATTCGTCTGTCTCTAAGACTCGCCTATCAAACTGTTCTCGTGCTTCTATGTAACTCATCTCTGCTCTGCTTTTGCAGTAGTAAAGTATTTCACGAGTAAAGTTTTTTTCGCCTAGTTGTTTTACATCTTCGTTCAGTTTATCTGAACTTCCCCAGTATTCACGCCAATCACTTTCTTTATAGCCTCGACGTTTGTTCTTTTTGCCTTTTAATGGTGGCTTGGTTGTTTTAAATTTTGCTAACTTCTTGCCTACGTATTTTTGTTTCGTCTTTTTGTTTGTTATTAGATATACAAAGCCTTCGTATTCATCTGCGATAGTGTTTACTTTTTTACCTTTGTACGTCCAATGCATAAACTATGTATATGGATGTTTTCTATTTGTCTGCCATTTCTGGTTTTCTCTGTAGCCTCTAAGTACCTCTTCGTATTTTTTTGCTATTTCTAATTGTCTTGCCTTTGCTAATGTAATAAGTTTTCTAAGTTCTCTCCTAGCACTGCGTTTTGTTGCTTCACTAGGACTTTGTTCAAACTTTTCGTTTGCCTTAAAATATTCTAAATATGTTTTTACTAGTTCGTCGTGTGTGTCGTCTGTCATTCTACAATTTCAACATCGTTCTCGTATGATGTAAATCCATTTTCCTTAATAACTTTCATTACGTGATTGACTCTTCCAACAAGTTCGTCTTTATGCGAAATAAGAAAAACATTTTTTCTACGTTCTCTACCCATCTTTTTGAGTACAGCCAATGCTCCTTCAACTCCTGCGGTGTCCATACCACTATCAATAAGTTCATCAATGAATAATAAATTTACTCCTTGGTATAATGATTCCCAAACATCTCTAAATGCAAAACTCATTCCTAGTATTAGCCTGTTGCGTTCGCCTCTGCTCAAGTTATCAAAGTCTAAATCTTGTCCTAGTTGTGTAATCTCAACTGATAAGTCATTTTGGAATTCAACTTGATGTGGTAAGCCTAGTTTGTCTAAATAATAAGTGAGCCTGTTGTTCAAATATGCCAAGTTTTGATCAATTATCTTTTTACGTATAAAAGAATCTTTGTTTGTCAACAGTTTCAATAGAAACTCTTGGTGTTCTTTTATATTAGTCAAGTCATTTACACTTTGCCAATCAATTTCTTGAAGAGCTGTATTTGTTAAATCGTCAATCTGTGCTTGATAAGGATCTTCTTCCTGCTGTTTACTTACCAAACTTTGACGAAAGTTATCTACATTGTTTCTATGTTCATATGCTTCTTTTGCACTTTCATAAAAAGTATCTGGACGCCCGTTGATATCACCTATATCTGTTAATAAATTCATTGTTGTTTCTAGTTTATCAGCAACTTCTGTTTGATATGCAAGTGCATCGTTCAGTTCTTTTGTTTTCTTCTTTTCAATCTCAGCTTTTTTATCTGCGTGTAGCTCTTGTCCACAAGTATAACAAATAGCATCAACTAATTCTTCAATATCTTTCTCTGCTTTGTCAACAGTCTTAGTTGCTCTCATAAGTGCAGTTTCAAGTGTTGCTTTTTCTTTGTTAAGACTTGTAACACGATTGTTTAATTCAGTCCAATTTACTAATTTGTCGTGTGCTTCGAGTTCATTTTCAATATCTAGCTTTTCTAATTCTTCAATTGCTTTATCTAGCTTTTCTATATCTTGTTTTTGTTTAGCAAACCACGCTTTTTGTCTTCCTGCAAGCGTTTCAATGCTTTGTTCAATCTTTTTATTACTAGATTCGATAGCATTTATTTTTAATGTTGCTTCTGTGATATATTCTTTTGTTTGTTTTACTTTTTCCTTCAGTAAATCTGCTTTTTCAGTAAGAATTGTTATACCAAGCAACTGTTCAATGATTGCACGTTGGTCATTTGCTCGCATACTTAGGAAAGGTTCTGTATATGTGTTCAATGCAACAACGTGTTTGAACATATCGTGACTCATATTCAGTAAATCATCAATATCTTTTTGCGTTTGTCTACTATCACCTTGTGATTCGTTGACATCTTCTTGCTGTTCGTGATCATTTATGAAAAACTTGAGTATATTTGGTGATCTACCACGTTCTATACGATATTTGTTGTTGCCCTTTTCAAAATTTAGTGTAACTAACATACCTTTGCTGTTAGTTTTGTTAATCAAGTTGTTTCTCTTGATATTTGTTAGTGCTTGGCCGTACAAGGCGTAGGATAATCCATTGATTATTGTTGTTTTACCTGTACCGTTGCGTGATCCTGTATCGTCACCTCCTTGGTCTAAGTTTTCACCAAGCACTAGAGTAAGTTGCTCCTTATTGAAGTCAACTGCCTGGGTAACATTACCCACACTCATAAAGTTTTTTACTGTGAGATCTTTAATTTTTATCATACTAACTCGTTATAAATGTCTAATAATAGTTTTTTATTGAACTGTTCGCTGTCAATTGCTTGAATCTCATTACTTACAATCTGATCTACACTTTCAAACTGTTCGATATCCAAGTCTGTGTTTATTTCTTCAATGTGTTTTTGTGGAATAAGTGTTATTTCTCTACACTTGTATTGTTCCATAAATGTTTCTTTAATATAACTGGCTTCTTCATAACTAATATCAATATCAAGTGTAACCCTCAAGTACATATTAGGCTTGATCAGTGTGTCTTTCTCATCAATTAACTGTGATAATTTAACTGTACGATACTTTGGACACGCTGGCCAGTTAATATATTCTGGTTCAGCATTGTTTTCTCTATCCAATATCATCATACCGCGGTCATCATCCCAAGCATCTGCATAGTTATGTGGAAAAGCATTACCAATGTAATGTATTTTACCTTGCTTTTGCCGCTTGTGGAAGTGTCCACTGAACACATACTCTTGATTTTTGAAGTGTTCGCTTTTTAGATCTCCGTGATCAGGCATTTGTACCATTGCATTCATATAGAAACTAGGTAATTCAAAGTGTCCAAACAAGTATTTAGATTGTAACTTCTCCATTCGGCGCCATTCATCACCTACTAACCACGGAACTAGTGCTACATCATCAATAACTTGTATTTCATCCACTACTGTTATGTTAGGAATATGCTTTGCAAACTCTGTTGACTTTACATCACGCTTGTCTTTGTAGTACAAGTCGTGGTTACCTGCAAACATATAGAAGTTTTCAAATGCTTGACCTAGTTTTTCTAACAACTTAATGGTTGTATCCATAGTTGTAAGGTTCAAACTGTTCCTATTATGGTGCCAGTCACCGCAAAAGAGTCCTGTTTCACAGTTATTTGCCTTTGCTGTTTCAATATACCAATCAATATATGATTCACAGTCTTGATTATGAACACGTGAGTTACCTTTCATACCTAAATGTATGTCAGTAAACACTGCTGCTTTTTTAAACACGAATATTCTCCACTTCCCTAGCAGTATAGCTTAGTTTTTACAGAAAATCAACCTTATTTCTGCTCTGATTCTCTACGTAATGCTGCTTCCCACTCGCCTGAGTGTTGTCTTGTGTGTGAAGGATTAAGATTATTCATCTCTAATATGTCATCTCTTATGTTTTGATTGCGTTTTTCTAAATTAATGACACGCACAAAGCTATTAGTAACAGCAGCGGTATAATAAGCAAAAGGATTGTTGGATTTACTTTCATCAAATTGTAGTCCTATCTGTGACAATTGAAGGATTGCTTGTCCTTTCATTTCGTCGTTGTATGTATATCCACGTACATTGCCTCTAGTTGCATATCTATCAACTAACTTCATCCACATACGTGCAAGTTCATTAGTTGCTTTACCGTGTGTCTTGTCAAAATGTCCATTTTCCATTCCACCTTGCCAGTGACTTTTACCTACACAAACAAGTTCATCGTGTTCGTCAAATTTATAGTGTTGAAATGGTGGAAAATTTAGTTTTGTTTTTGTATCTGCTATTGTTTTTGGTGTTTTCTTACGTCCAGGCTCGTCTGGAATGTGATCAAACATCATTACTCTAAATATTAATGAACTTTTGTCTATTGTTCTGTAGTCAACTTCGTATTCTGACATTTTAACTTTTTTGTTTACTGCTTTTGCTGTCTCATATGCTTCAGTTGACATTTTCTTAGCACGGTTTCTCTTTGCTTCTGCAATAGTCCTTACATTGATCTTTTCTATGCTTGGTAAAATAATATCATACACAGCATATACAGGATCAACATAACTACAAAATGTAGCTTTGCTTTTGTGTATTTCTTTTAACATATCTTTATTGTTAAGATAATTGATTCTCTTGGCCATAATTATTCCTTTACTTAATTCTATTATAAACTACGCACTTATTTTTGTCAACTAAATACATTATAGGAGTATCACTATGGCAATAGATCCAATTACAGGCATTGACACAAACGTTGGCAGTGAAAGCAACATACAAAATAAACAGAGCATATCTGACTTCTTAACGAATGTAAACCAGTTTATGAGCAACTTACGTAGTCGCAATTTATCACCAGGTGCAGAACCAGCAAGTGCAAAATATTCAACTGCTAATTTTAAACCTAGTAATGAATCCGTAGGTGAAGACTGGCGAGTACGAATAAGTGTTCCAGATATAAGCACGTTTAGATCAAGTCCTATTTTAGCACCACTTGCACAAACAGCAAACAACGTGGTGTTTCCTCTTGTGCCTAACATAACATTTCAGCATACAGCGAATTATAATTTAAGTGCTCCTACACATAGTAATTATCCCTTTCCAATATATGAAAGTAGTAGTGTTGAACCTTTTGTTATAGCCGGAGAGTTTCCAGTGCAAACAGAAGATGACGGCAGATATTGGATTGCAGCAGTGCATTTTTTCAAAAGTGTTACAAAAATGGCTTTTGGAGAAACAAGCAACAAAGGATCACCGCCACCATTAGTTAAAGTTAACGGTTATGGACAATATGTTCTAAACAATGTACCTTGTGTGGTGCAAAACTTCAACTATAGTTTAGAAAATGGTGTTGATTACATAAGAGTACCAATTAGAAATTCATTCACTGGCACACAAAATACGCAAAGTGCAGAAGAATACAGTTGGGTACCAACATTATCAACTATGAGTGTTACATTACAGCCAACATACAGCAGAATCAAAGCTGCATCATTCAGTTTAGACAAGTTTGTAAACGGCGATTTGAAAAATGAAGGATTTCTATAATGCCAGTTAGCTATGCAAAAACAAGTCCTTGGAATAAAACAACTGTAACAGAATCAGGAGAACTAGGAATATTAGAAATAGTTCCTATTCCTGCAGAAGATGATGATCTTTTGTATGAGATAGAGCCTCAATACAATCACAGACCGGATTTACTTGCATACGACTTATATGGTACTGCAAAATTGTGGTGGGTGTTTGCACAACGCAATATGGATCTTATAAAAGATCCTGTATTTGATATAAAATCAGGAACAAAGATATTTTTACCTAAGCAAAGTAATCTTAAAGAAGAATTAGGACTGTAAATGGCCAAAGAGATTAATCCGTTACACGTTTATTCAAGTTATAATAGTATTTTCACTTTGGCAGTATTGACAAAAGAGGAAATAAACTATCCTGATGAAACATATATCGGTGCAACAGCTCAATTAGAGATTTTAAAAAGCGGCGGTAAGAGCGAAAGCTACGTATCAACTGTTTTTGAAGATCAAATAGGCGGCAAACTAGAATATTATATTGAAGATGTAAGTATAGAAGCAATTGTTGTTCCTAATACAAAAACAAGATTAACAAATGCAACTAATATTGAGTTTCAAGTTACAGAACCTTACAGTATGGGTTTGTTTTTACAAACTTTACAGATTGCTGCTTTACAAGCAGGTTTTACAAATTATATACAAGCACCTTTTTTGCTTACAATTGAATTTGTAGGATTTGATGACGATGGTAATCCTGTTACTGTTGATACTAAAAATTTACAAAGAAAAATTCCTATGAAACTTACCAATGTTGAATTTAATATTGGAGCAAGTGGCACAACTTATCAAGTTACTGCTATTCCTTGGAACGAACAAGCACTTATTGATCAAATTGATAGAACTTACAGCGATATTACTGTAACAGGAAAAAATGTTGTAGAAATTTTGCAAACAGGACCTGAAAGTTTAACAACAATTGTAAATGGCCGATATGAAGAACTTAGAAAAGAAGGCAACTATCCTGTTGCAGACGAAATAATTATATCTTTTCCAAATGATATTACATCAAGTGTCAGCAATTCACAAAAAACAAACACAGTTGATAGGGGAGCTACTATAGCACCAAAAAAATCTCGCAATCCGTTGTTTGGTAATCTTGCAAAAGGTGTTATAGGTGGTGTTGTTGCAGGCGCACTAGCAGGAGAAAAGAATCTTGGCAGGGCTGCACTAGGTGGAGGCATAGTTGGAGCGTTAGGTGGAGCATTTGGCGGAGCAAATTTTGGTGCATTAAATGGAGTGCTAAATGCATTTAGGTCTGGTGACATCAACAGTGTGTTTCAAAGTATTACAGGATTTTTAGGAGCGCAAGCGCCGCAGGATTTTGATGCATTTCTTAGCAGCGTAACTGGATTAATTTTTAGTAAAAGCAGTATAGGCGAAGGACTTATAAAAATTGCACAAGAGCCTGGTAGTGTCAACATTATTGGTAATGCAGACATTGCAAAAAGTTTTAATGACAGTGGTAAAATACCAATGGGCAAAAGTGGACAACAATACGATAAGAAAAATAAAGTTTATACAAGAGGAAAAAATGTAATTGATCCTGTGCAACGTAGTTTTACTTTTGATAGTGATACAAAAATTACAAGAATGATTGAAGAAGTTGTAACAACTAGTAGTTGGGCTCAACAACTTAAAGATAAACCAGCTGATTCAAACGGTATGATTGAATGGTTTAAAATAGATGCACAAACTTTTGTCAAAGAAGGCGCTGCAAGAGAACAACAAGACGGTGTAACTGCAAAAACCTATCATTACAGAGTTGTACCTTACAAAGTACATAGCAGTGCATTACAAAAACCTTCAGATCCTGGTTTAAGTTATTCACAACTTAGAAGTCTTGCTAAAAGAGAATACAATTATATCTACACAGGACAGAATGTAGACATATTAAGTTTTGATATTCAAATTAATGCTGCATTTTTTAAAAGTATTATGTCAGATATGGGACAAAATAACCTTGATAGAAAAGGCGGTGGATTGGTACAAAGTATTTCACAACAAGGTACTGATGCATATATTATTAATCAAGCAACAAACAGTTTAAGTGGTACAGGTTTCTCACAACAGTTTGCTAATTCAAGAACATCGCTACAAGGTGGCGGAGGTGCTGGTATAGATAATAGTAAAATTAGAATTGCAAAAATGTTTAATGATAATATTATTAATAGTTTTACAGATTTAGTAATGTTAGATTTAGAAATTGTAGGAGATCCATATTTCTTGTTTGACAGTGGTATGGGTAATTTTACATCTACAACAGTAGAATTTAATTCAACTGAAAATCAATCTATGGAATATCAACGTAGCGAAGTTGATGTAATTGTAAATTTTAGAACTCCAATAGATTACAATGAAGATGCTGGCAATATGATATTTCCAGAAGAAACTATTCCAGTTGATAGTTTTAGTGGATTGTATAGAGTTACAACTCTTACAAACAATTTTGACAAAGGAGTGTTTACTCAAAGATTAAAATTATTGCGTAGACCAAATCAGCCAGAAGACACAAGACAAACTGGTACAAGCGATCAAAAGAACAAAGTTAAAGATGCTACACCTAATCAAAGAAGTTATTCACCTTATGGACAAGCGCAATGAACGATATACCTAACAAAAATGAAGTAACACGTGGTAGTGATGATGCTGTAGCATCTAGAAATCCTGGTCCTTACATTGCAAGGGTTATTGAACATTTAGATAGTTTGTATCTTGGTGGACTACGTGTTGAATTATTAAAAACAGCTGAAGCAGGAAATATTGGCGAAACACTTGGACAAACTGTTGAAGTATATTATGCAAGTCCATTTTATGGTACTACCAATAGTCAAAAAGGACCTAGCAAAAATAATGATTATGCAAGTACACAAAAAAGTTATGGTTTTTGGGCAGTGCCGCCAGATCCTGGTACATTAGTGCTTGTAACTTTTGTTGAAGGCAGCAGAGATTTTGGTTATTGGTTTGCTTGTATACCAGAAAAAGGTATGACCTTTATGACACCTGGTGGACAGCCTGCAACTGAACAACTTACTGGAGATGTTCCTAGCGAATTAAAAGGCAAAAGATTACCAGCAGGTGAATATAATAAAGCAATTACAAAACCTAATACTAACAATGTTGTAAAATACAAAAGACCAATAAATGATGAATTTGTTGAAAAACTTGTAGAGCAAGGTTTAGTTGAAGATGATATAAGAGGTATTACATCTACAAGTGCTCAAAGAGAAACACCTAGTGCAGTAGTAGGATTTAGTAGTCCTGGTCCTTTAGATAAACGTGGCGGTAAGCCAACAGCACCAGTTGGACTTAAAGAATCTAAAGCAAATATACCTACAAGTAGATTAGGAAGTAGTAGTATTGTAATTGATGATGGTGATGACAAACTTATTAGAGAAGGTCCTCCAGCAGATACTCCTTACAAATATATTAACAAAGAAGCAAGTGAAGGTGGCGGCGATGTAACAATGCCACACAATGAACTTATTAGATTGCGTACAAGAACAGGCGCACAAGTTTTAATGCACACAAGTGAAGATTTGATTTATATCAATAACAGCAATGGATCTTGTTGGATAGAAATGAGTGCCAATGGAAAACTTGATGTATATGCACAAGATAGTATAAGTTTTCACACAGAAAATGATATGAATTTTACAGCAGACAGAGATATAAACTTTGAAGCTGGAAGAAATATCAATATGATTGTAAATGAAAACATTTATCAAAGTGCAGCTAAAAATTATGAATTATTAGTTGGCATAGACGGTAAAATAAAATGCAAAAATAATTTAGAAACAACTGTTACAAATGATATGAAAACAACTGTGTTAAATGACAAACAAGTATTGGTTACAAATAATTTAAGTGCAACAGCTGAAAACGATATTAGTTTGTATGCTGAAAATGCAATGAATTTAACAGGTGACGAAGGTGTTGGCGCATATGCTGGCAAAGATATAAAATTTACAGCAGCAGGAGATACTCATATTAGTGCGTCTCGCCATTATGAAACTGC